TTCCGGCGATATTCTCATCGGCGTTTGGGTCAAATTTCGTCCGGCGTTTCCATCATTTCTTTTCCGGCGTTGACAGAAGTGCTCTTGAGTCAAATTTAAGATCATTTTCATGAACAAAATATACACCGAGGCGCTTATCCTCAGCAGATGCCATTTTAGCTTTGTTTCCAACGATAATTGTATTTACAGTTTCACAGAAGCGTTTCCAAGTAACATCAGTATCTAAAATTTCTGCATCAGCCAGCGAAGGACGTACATTGTCAAAGTTATTCTCAATAAGTCTCATCCGCCATCTACGTTGGAACGCAGTATCAAGAGTGAATACATTCTGGTCAGATGTATTCATTGTGCCAATTATAGAAAGGTTGGAAGGGATGCGAACCTTATGTGCTGGATTTCCATAAATAAATTCAGCCATGTATTTATGGGTAATACCATACTCGCTCGTTCCTACTGGAAAACCATCATCGCCATCCTGCATCTCAACTTTTCGATCAAGCAGTTGGAATATCTCTCCAAAAATAGCAGGTGCATTACCACGATTAATTTCCTCAATTATAAGGATGTATTTGCTCATCGGATTGCGATATGCATTAGAAAGAATCGTAGTAAATGGTCCAGGTGTGAATTCATATGTAACTTGTTTATCCTCGTCTACCACAGGCAGAATCTGTCCAACGAAATCTGCATTTGTATAATCTGGATGGAAAACCAAACGATCAACAATGCTATCTTCGTTGCAATATTCATGCTCAATAGTCCAGCTCTTTCCAGAGCCAGGAACACCATATAGAAGGATATTCTTTCCACCTGTTATTCTATCAGCGTAATCATAATCAATTTCTCCAAGCATCTCTACGTTTACTCTTGTATTAGTTGCTAATTTAAAGAATTGATTATTCAGTTCCTGCAGGCCACCATCTTCATCAATACCACGATTCGGGATAACGCCATAACACTCATACTCAAATAATTGGTGCTTCTTCAAAATTATTAAATAGGAGCCTGCATGCAATAATCTTCTAAAGGCAATAAAGTCTTCCCCATCGAAGTTGATTAGAGATACTTGTATTTGATCAGCTTGTGCTCGTCTTTTACCCCTAACAACAGATGTTACCGAACGTTTTTTATCAGAGGTAAAAGATATGTTTGAACCTTCACTATTACGGTCAAGATACTCTACATTAGACTTCGTTAAAATCATTGGTACTTGAGTTATAAAGTATTTCTTTAAGTCCGCATCTGATTCAGAATCATTGAAGTACCCATCTGACCGAAGATATGGGAAAATATCCATTTGAACTCCAGTTATGGCTATATGCGTCTGATTTGTCGTTCTTCCGTCGTCAAGGGTATTAGATGCCTCTAACTTCTTAACGATAATCCCATCATAAACATTTTTATCAATTGTTGTACCTATCAAGGCTAAAACGCTTTGAATTCTTTCGATTGCTTCATTAAATGTCATACTCTTCACCTCATTATAAATAATTTTTAATTACTTCCGCTATAGCTCGACCTAAAAGAGGGGGTACTGAATTTCCTATTTGCATATATGTTTTTGTATATGCACCCCGGAAAAAGTAATCATCTGGATATGATTGCACCCTTGCGGCCTCTCTTGGAGTTAGTCCACGCGCTTGTGTTGGATGTATATACATATTACAGTCAAACTTCATATGAGCCGTTATGGTTTTACATACTTTATTTTCCTCAAGTTTAAAATACTTATCTTTAAAAATGTCATTTCTTCTACTATAAGGCATGATATCTGCAATCTTAGGATCATCTGATCTATCACCTTGGTTAAGCCTTCCAAATATTTCTATATCTCGATCATTATTATACCTAGCCTTATGATTAAACACTATGGGACAGTTTCGATTTTGATTAATAAACTGAATATAATCATTTTCAACAACTGAAGTCTTTTTTTCAATTTTCTTTCCTGATATCTCAGAGTCTACTTCTGTAGCATTTTTCTTTCTAGATGCTTCGAGTTCCCTTAATCCAAATAGTGCATCTGCTAAAACAGTATTAGGAATTGCCTCAGAAAGTCCTTCAATTTCATCGAATAATTCATCGTTATTTATCTCAACTCTATTGCCAATAAAAATTAGTCTTTCTCGATTTTGTGGCACTCCATAATCCTTAGCGTTTAGTATCCTGCATGAAACTGAATATCCAATGTTCTCAAAATCTTCTATTACTTGAGTGGATACAGATTTCATACCTTTCACATTTTCCATTACGAAAAACTTTGGCTGGACCATTGATACAACTTTAACATAACTCTTATAGAGCTTATTACGCGGATCATCAATGAGTCGTTGTCTATTAGCCATGCTAAATCCTTGGCATGGTGGGCCTCCCACAACAACATCAACCTCATCAAACCTCTGTAGATTTTCAATATTATCAATAACATCATTAATATCACCAAGTATAATGTGTTCCCTAGGTGTTTCCGGATGATTATGTGCATATGTATCTACGCAACAAGGCTCTATGTCATTTGCTAAACTTGTAATGAAACCGCTTTGTGTAAAGCCTAAAGAAAGACCACCAGCCCCACAAAATAAATCGATCATGACTGGTGCGTTGTGGTCATAATTTTCAATACGATTGCGAATATAACTATTACAATACTTGGATATAACACATTCATTACACTTTTGCGTACCACAACAATCATCGTATAATGCTGTAAGTAATTTACCTATTTTTTGAGATTTTTTTGCTGACTGTTTAAATATGGAACCACGTCCATCTAAGTATTCGTTACCTACCGCTGAAGCTATATAGTCTAGCACAGTCTGTGCTTTATTCTTATCAAAATTATAATCCTTATTATAAATAGATGATAATATAGAATTAATTTCTTCTTTATCTTTATTGAAATTGAAACTCTCCATTATGCCCATTCTCCTAATTCTAATAATACATCTTTAATCTTTTCTGCAACTGCTTGCGAAACATTAACAGTAACTGCATTTCCAAATTGCTTATATGCTTGTGAATCAGAAACAGGGATTACAAAATCGTCATCAAATCCCTGCAGTCTCGCACATTCACGGGGAGTGAGACGCCTTACTCTACCATTTTGTGTAACATAATTATCTTGGCAAGCTCTGTGCATTTTTGCCATAGTTGCACATAACGGTCTTGCTATTTCCAAATCAATTTCTGATTTAGCCTTATATCCACCCGTTCCATTAGATAAGATGGTTGGCAATATCCTATCAGATAAAAAATATTTCTGATCAACATTGTGTTCCAATAGATCTTGCAATGTTAAATCAAGCTCCTGCTTTTCCGGAAACAAAAACTCTGCATTTTCATTTGCAAAACAAACGATATATGTTCTGTTTCTTGTTTGCGGAATACCATAATCAGCTGTATTCAATACATCTGTAAAGACCTTATAACCCAAATCTTTTTCTAAGATATTTAAGATTGTTTTGAATGTCCTTCCTTTATCATGGGTGCGTAATGAACGTACATTTTCCAAAACAACTACTTTTGGCTTTTCATTTTTATCTATTTTATATTTTATTATTTCTGCTATTCTAAAAAAAAGAGTTCCACGAGCGTCTTCAAAACCTCTTTTTTCACCCATCATGCTAAACGGTTGACAAGGGAACCCACCTATTAAGACATCAAAATCTGGCAGTTCCTCAAGAGGGATATCGTTTATATCTCCAAGCACGATGTGGTCACCAAAATTCTCCTTATATGTCTGAACAGCATATTTATCAAAATCATTTGCCCATACAATGTCATAGCCAGCATTTTGAAAGCCTTTATCTAAACCCCCACATCCACTAAATAGGGATAGAATTCTCATATTTTATTACTCCTTTCGGGACTTTATATACTCCCGTATCCACGTACCAATTTCAATTGAAGCTTTTTTCCCTTCGAGAGCCAATAATTCCATGAATTCTTTTTTGATTTCTGGTTCTATGGCTACTTCAATTTTGGCTGTTTTTACTTTACCGGGAGGTCTCCCACATATTTTTGATTTATTATTCATAAGTGACTCCTCCAGGAATTAATCCTTATTATATAATGATTACATCAGGGTCTAAAATAGTATAGCATAGACTGTAGGAAATTTCAATCCCCCAAATCGACATGAATTTCGCGGTTAAAGTATGCAAATAGATCGTCAACTCAATTCTATTTTTGCAGTAATTCTATCCACTCGCCACATTTTTGACAGTAATTTCGTCAACTCAGTAGGCAATTAGTAACAATGTCCACTCAACCCTGTATTTTCGGGGTTTTAGATATGTTCTTACAATAAAAATATCCGTGACCTAGAACCCAGCTTGAATATGAGTTCAAAATCACGGAATTCCCTTTATATCAAGCACTTTTTCGCTTTTATTTATCAACCCTTGATAGAGTAGAACAGTGGGTTTACCACCGTCCCCTCATCAAACCGTACGTGCGATTTTCCCGCATACGGCTTTCCGATATTCTTCTTCCTTCAGCATTCAGCCGCACATATTTGCTAGTCCTGCCTGTTTAGTCAATTCTCTGACCTTTGCTGCACTTCCTAGCCTATAATTGCGTTGTTTCTTCCGATTGTACCACCGAGTAAACTTGAAATTTATATACTTATCTATCTTCCATAACCATGGTCTGCTAAATCGTCTGGTATAATAGTTCCTCATGCCAATGATTTTAGGATTGAGTAGCTTCACCATCTCTTCCATACTTAGCAGCAGCTTGCTAGGACTGTTAAATACCTCTTTTATGTTAGCTCTCATTTTCTTCATAGCCTTCTTAGACGGTATCTGTTGTAGTGTCCAATACCACTGCCAGTTTTTATTTCTAAAACGCTGAAATCTATTATTGAAGCCAAGAAAATCAAAACTACCTTTACCAAAATACATATCAACCAGTCTTGTTTTCTCACTGTGAAGCGTTAGTTCCAGTTTTTCCATAATCCACTTCACAGCGCGCAAGGCTTCTTCTGCATGAGATAACCTCTTACACAATATCACAAAATCATCTGCATAACGCACTAATTCACCCAGATGTCCAAAGGCTTTATTCCAATACACATCAAAATAATTCAGATATATGTTGGACAATAGTGGAGAAATAACTCCACCCTGCGGTGCTCCCAGTATACTTTCACTGTACCATCCGTTTTCCAGCACTCCTGCTTTTAACCAACTATTTATCAGCTTTAATACTCTACGGTCAGTTATTCTTTGTTTGAGCAACAAAATTAGCTTATCATGGTTGATGCTACCAAAATAATCTTTTATGTCAGCATCTATTACCCATAGTGCACCACCTTTGTCGGACACTTCAAATATCCTGTCCATTGCTTGTTTAGCACTTCGTTTCGGTCTAAATCCATACGAACAGGGTTGAAAATCTGCTTCAAACACCGGCTCTATCACTATCTTTGCCGCCATCTGTACTATTCTGTCCTTAATCGTAGGTATCCCCAATGCTCTTTTTCTACCATCTGGTTTTGGAATATAGCTTCGTCTGACAGGCTTACACCGGTACTTCCCAGTCCTCAATTCTTCCGCTATTTCGCCCAGTAGTTTTTCTTCACCGTACGTTTTCACATCATCAATGCTGACTTTGTCAATACCGCCTGTTCCACCATTCTGTTTTACCCGTTTCCATGCTTCTTCTAAGATATCATTACGGTATATCTTGTCATACAACGCATAGAACTTTCTCTTTCGGTCAGCTTTGGCTGTAAGGTATAGTCTGTTTTGGAAGTCTCGTACTTTTTCATGGGTGTTTATAGCTTTTTCGGCAATCACCGGCACCTACCTCCTTTACAGACTTGAATAAAGTTGTGCCCCTTCCCTATGCACAGTTTTGTTGTCTGTACAATCCTTGGTACTATGAGCACTTCTGACTGCCTCTTTGCAGAAAGCAACTTCGCTTTTGCTTATATGCTTCCTCTTTACAGTTTCCTGTGCAAAGTAGGCTCTCTCCAGTTCCGACAAATACTTTCCTGACGTGTCGTTACCTCTACACCGCAGGGTTCTTAGGTATTGCATTTAGGGTTCTTCATACCGTCTTCTGTCTTTGCTGTTGATGTCGCAGCTCGACTCCCTGTTGTTTCCTTTCGGAAATGTAAATAACGGTGCGGCAGTATTCACTTTATGTTACAACCCGCCAGTTTGCCTGCTCCTTACGGAACATTCCGTAACGCTTCAACGCATAGATTACACCATACGCTGGTTACTGACTAAGTGGCTGCCCTACCTTTACCACTGCAGGACTTTCACCTGCTAGCATTTGCCAGCTTAGCTGGACGCACACATCAATACGACCGTCTCAACGTGGCTTGAGTTGATGGCATTGATGTCTGGAGCCGATTTTTTAACCATGCGTTCGTGGAAACATATCAACGGCATTTTGGCTGTTTTTTGGAAAACAGACGTCCGAGGGAACATATCAACCACAATACTCTGGCTTATTAAATAAATAAGTCAATTTTGCCTCGTTTACTATAGTCATAACTTGATCTACTTTTAGCAGCATTCCGTATCCCCATCCCAATGCACTTACTGTAAACAGCTGCGTTTGGCCCGTTTAAATTTGCATAAAAAGTATATGCCATCTTAGTTTCATCATCCCAAGATCTCCATAAGGCGGGACTCAACACCATATTTTCTGAATACAATGGTAAAACCATCGACATATAGAATTTAATCTTATCTATTGAATAACTCCGAAGCTGTTTAAATAATCCCTCATATATCGGTTTTTCGCTTTTCAAACAGCTTAATAAAATATATGATTGACTCTCTTCAGGAAAAACAGTCACAGCAAGCCGATGCATAACACCTTTAACGGTATGTTTAATTTTATTTCCATCCAAATCGTAATCAGGGGCAATATAAGCATAAACCGCGAATTTGATCTGTTCTGGTATTTTCACAACACACGTTTCAATACCTCCATGCTTTTTAGCAAGAATCTCCCTGTCGAAATGTTCTTTTATGGGTTCAAATTCACGCATTTTTAATTGCAACATCCTGTACATTCCAATCATCGTGAGTGATTTGAATGCAAATGGCTGTTTTGCAAAACTTGCTCTAAAAATATCTATGGCCATGCGTTGCTTATAATATTCAAAAATAAATGCTTTATATGCATAAACGAATTTCATTTCTTCGTTCAATTCATCAAAATCCGGCGCGCCTTTTTCAATTATTGCAAAAGCAATATTATCGTGTAAATCACAAAAGCATGTTTCTGTAGTAGCTTGATTTGCACTTATCCGGCTTATCTCAATAATCATTTCAGTTTTGCCATTATTCATTGGAATTAATAATGGTTGCTTTTTGGGATCAAGCATATAAACATGTCTTTCACTTCCTGCAAGCAACGATATGATCTTATTATTCTGTAAAGCATGCGCATCTTTAATTTTTCCCTTGCAATGTTCCTGGTCTGGGTGCATACAACACTTAGCCATGGATTTTCTCATCATTTCCATAACTTGAACCTCAGGAGGTTTTTTTGATAACTGTTGTGGTATAGGTTCTTTATTTTTGCAACAGTTAATGTACTTCTTACCACTGCCGCATGGACAATCTTCATTGTTCCAAATTCTTAAATATTTTAACGGATTCAACATCATGTCCTCTCTCGTTTTTTCTAAATCATATTTTTATTTATTCTTTAATTTCGGAAGGACTGTGTCCATATACTCTTGCCAATAATCATTATCGCCTTCCATATCATGAAGCCAATAGTACATAAACAAAATCTCGAATTCCTGCTTTCTTCCTTTTATAAAGGATTTTTTTGGCATCTTTCTGTATAGTGAATCAAGATTAAAGAGATTACTTTTCTGCCTATAATCGTAATCGTACTTTCTCCAAGTATATTGGCTCTTCTTTCTATGTGTTGATGGCCAAATATCCTCATTTTCGTAAAAACTATTAATCCAATCATAAGCAAAGGCAAGAAGATTAACTTGGTGCTTTGCCCAGGTTTTATCGATCCAATCAGTTATTTCTTCCGATATTGATGGTATTCCGAAATTAAACCTTTGCTCGCTCTCTACCCTATGATAGTCCTTTATAAAAAGAAAAAGCATTTCGGTCTGATCCTTAAGAAACGGCAATCTTTTAATAAGCCTTGAGTAGCAATCATATGAAGCATTTCTAAATTCACTATCAGTATCATACAGAAAGAAAAACTCATTTCCTTTCATAATGTTTCCAATGTATCTGTGTATTTGCTTCCCATACTCACTATAAATGCCAACAACCCATTCTCTAACTTCAGGCTCATACTCTCTAAGCTGCTTACGATATTTCTCCAGCTTTTCACTATGTAATACTGTTTTTTCTTCAGCCTCCCTAATATTCAGATAATTATTAAAGTACTCAAATACATAATCCACACAGAGCTTCATGTTTTGAGTACGTGCATCAAGGTCAAATTCATTGAGCTTATCTTCTTTTTTCCTGCGGACAATGTATTCCTCAATACTAAGCATTTAACACCTCAAGATTCTTTTTAACATGTGTTTAAGCGTCTTCATCATCTTCATAATCGATTCCGAAAATGGACAAGAGGTCATCCCAGTTACCTGGATAAGCATTGCTGCCAACCCATACAGTACCTCGCTGCCCCTTATATTTAACTGCCAGCTCCCATTGCGTTCCATCACAAACACAGGGATCTATATACTCACTATTCCAGTAGCCAACATGAAGGTCCTCAAAGGCATTAAGGAGCATTCTTGTTTCTTCTGGCGAATATTGTTTTTCAATCGGCTCTTCGCACCACAGTGTCGTTATAAGTGTAGCAGAATTATTATTTACTGTAATTCGATACGTATCATTTCCACCATATCCACCTATTTCAAAATAAATTTCCTCAATCGTTGTTGAAACCTTGCTGTCATCGATAGCTTTCAGTCGCTTTAGCCATTTCAACATATAGCCGTCTTTGAAAAAGCTTAGAAGCGCTCCATCACAGAATCTTTCTGCACGGATTGCACCCATCATAAGCGCAAGTAAACATTGTTCATTCAAAGCATCGACATCCGCATTTCGCATAGATGCATCATCCCATTTAAGACCGTTTTCCTCAAGAATCGAACCATATTCTGTAAGCTGATATTCTGGATGCCCCTCTAAGAACTGGTAAAAATCTCCAACAAACGAATTAACAATATCGCCGAAATTAACAAACGGCATTTGGATTGGATGCTCAGGTGTACCATCATTTTCTTTATCAATAAACCATTCACCATAAGACTCGGCTTCTGAGATTTTACCAATGTATTTTGTAAGCAATTTAAGCTTGTTTATCGTACCTTCATTTCCAATTAACTCATACCACTCATCATAAATAGCCCGCAAATCACTATCAAGATAATTAAGTGCTTTGTCTTTGATCTCCTCGGGCACTCCATAATACGCTTCTGCAATAGAACCTGTTATGGCAGCCAGTGTGTCACTATCGCCACCAAGGGAAATAGCTGTTCGTATAGCATCTTCAAAAGAAGTTGATTCTAAAACAGCCTGAATCGCTTGTGGTACGGTATCTTGGCAAGTCTCGTTAAATTTGTAAGTGCCCCTGATATTTTCTATTCTGAAATCCAACGCATAATAATCGCGCTCAATTTTATCTCGAATTTCACCTTTGGTAAATCCACGACGTGCCATGTAAATTGCTACCGCAGTAGCTTCTGCACCCTTTATGCCCTCTTCATGATCATGCGTCACTCCAGTTACAACTTCAGAGAGCCTGCAAGCTTCGCTTTCTGTCCTTGCTGCAAAACCTACCGGACTTATCCGCATAGCCGCACCATTTCCAAAGCTGTTGTAGGGTTGAGGATCATCACTAAAAACCCATTTTGAGAACATCCCACCGTAACCACAATTGGGATATTTACGCCCAATTTCCTGCATATATTTAATAGTCATTTTTTCAATCAGCGAGTAATAGTCGCTATCAAAATCATAACCGCCAACTGAAGGTTTGATTATTTTCTCTGCTTCCATAATTGCTTTTGCAACTGCAAGAGTCATAATACTGTCATCTGTAACCTGGCAGTCTTCTGTAAATAGTTCGAAGTCTTTATCTCTATGATTATTAAACTCAAATCGAGAGCCAACTACATCCCCAATAATTGCACCAATCAATCAGTTTTCCCTCCCTTCATTAAACGATTGCATCAAGAGCACTTTTAAGCTTATCAAAGTGATTGATGAGCCATTCAAAATGCTGCTGATACAGTTCAGGATTATGAATATCTTTTTCTTCAGAGTAAAGAATCCTCTTTGCTACACTTTTTTCCCGACTTGTATACCACTCTAGGGGAGCACCAAATACGCTTTCAATTTCAGTCTTTTTAGATTCAAGCTTAGAAAAATACTCTGGGCGATACACATAAATACCAATACGCAATATTTTCTTTCTAACAAGCTGAAAGAAAATGTGATAGTTTGGATTGCTAACCGAAACATCGTACCAGTCGTCATATGATGGTTTTCGAGATGCAATGTCCTCTCCACGCCCATTATTGCGACAGTACTGTACAAAATTAGTCCAAAAATCCATTCGCAATAGATGCCGTTCAGAAAGTACTCTTGTTGTTTCTGAAGGCTGGTCGGTTGTTTCTTCAAATTCTGGCTCTGGTATTTCGGGCACATCAGCACGGCCATCATTTACAAAGGATATATGAAGCAGATCAAGCATCTGTGTTTCATCTTTAAATTGGATGTTCCAACGGGTTTCGACAAATTTTAGAAGCTTAATACCACGTTTTAATATGCGCTCTGCATCCCAATCGGCTTCTCGAGACACTTCTATTTCGGAGTGCGATCCGTCCTCATAACCACGTCTACCAATGCTGTTTGATGATTTTTTATCTGAGAAACTATCATTCTGCAATGCAGAGTTTACACTCTGAGACAACGGTAATAAATTGCCAAGCGAACCAGAAAGTATCTTTATCTCATCTTCTGTGTACTTACGGAACTGATTTTTCCAGTACCATTTAGTTGGTGTCTGGGGGAGGATATGCTCAATCGATACTTTATCTTTTTCTACTTTTGTAAATGGAGCCCATCCCAGCTTTTCTATTCCTGTTTCTTCTGCCTTTTCATATTCATATTCAAAAAGCAAATAACGAAGATCGCGCCAACCATAAAAACCATCGCCATTTGAAAAGCGTTTATCGATCCGGGTCATAAAGTTCTTAATCGCATAATCCATATCACTAGTTGCAGTTTCCATTAACGATTTAGTAACTTCGCTTAAAGAAAGTTCACCTGTATATACATCGCGTGTCTTGCGGTAATAATCGCTACTTTTATAACTAGACTGGAATGCTGCCATTCTAAATGATAAGAAAATAAAACGCTCCGCAGCACGGAAAAACTCAACACGTTCTTCTGGGGTGGCATTTGCGTCCGGAGTTAATGATGCTGCGACAAGTGGTCTAAAATAACCTATACCTATACGATTAAGGCGTTCAATCCAAACTTTTTCTTCGTGAGTTAAATCACTAAATTCAGGAAAAAAAGTATAGAACCAGTATTTTGCAACGCTTTTTAGGCTATTAACGTAGGCTGCTATTTCTCCAGGCTCTAATTTACTGATAGTCGTTACTGTTTCTGCTTCTGGCTCTGTAGGCTGTGGCACATCATCGTCTTCTTCAATGTCCGTCTCAACAGTTTCTGCCACTTCTTCTTCGATGGCAACTATCTGCTTATCAAAGATGTTTTTAGCTGAAAACTTATTAAGAAGAAACTTGATATAGTCATCGCCTTTTTTACGGGAGTATTGGAAATACATAATCCAATGCGCCCTTAAGAACTCATCATCTGATAGCGGTGAATTCTGATTTCTGCCTAATTGATAATACACCTCTTTCCAGGCATCATTGATCTGCTTACGTAATTCAGCTTTATCCATCGCATCCAATTTATCAGTATCATAAAGTGTAGTCAGATAGATAAGTCTGTTTTTCAGAAGTTCAAGATTCGTAAGCTTTTTACCACGATTGTTCATTGTTTCAAAAGCTACAAAAACATCATAGTCATCTTCAATCTCATGAATATTAAACATCAGTTGTAAAGTGATTTTACGGAAAACAGCTTCTATACCATCTATACCCTCAGCTGCATACAGTTTTTTCAAACAATCCAAAAAGAATTCTTTTGCGTACTTCAGATTTTTCGTATAATATGTTTCATTCACTGTACCGCTAAACGGTTCCTCAAATATTTTGTATGTAAGATAATCTGCGCTAGGATTGTCAACCTCATATCCAAAAAGGTATGTAGTGATAAGGTTTTGCGGGGGTCGTTTCTGCGATATATATTTGGAACGGATAGCTTTAAGGGTTTGATAGCAAAGGACTATCTCCTCATCCGTCTTTCCCCCGTTGCACTCTAAACCTTTAACAAAAGAAACAATCTCATTTACTAGGATCGAAAAGGTGGTAAGTCGTTGCTGCCCATCAACTACATGATAGGCCTTATATCCTGAATCAAGTAACCACTTATCGTTGCTCCAACCCTTTGATTCGGCCTTCGCAACAGCTTTTAATGATAATAAACCAGTATAATGATACCTATCTTCCTGAAGATTCAAGATATCATCCCAAAAATCTACAAGCTGCTCCTGTTTCCAGGCATATCCTCTTTGGTAATCTGGGATACGAAACAATTTATTTTGATACAATTCCGAAAGTGACTGTAAATCGCTCATAACTGTTCTCCATTCATCTTAATATTAGGTAAACTTTACCATACAAGCTTGTACTATTAACTGTGCAATTAAAGCATCCCAAAATGCTTAAATGCCTTTCTTATATCCTCTTGCTTTTCAGCCGGGCAAGGATACTCGCGTTTATTCATGTCATTTCTATTGTTTGCAACCTTCGGAGACAGACCATAAACTTCTTTGGAATGTGCTATCCAGCATGTTTTCGGCGTATATCCAAAAGTGGCCTTTACATATTCTTGTATCTCTTTGTATGTAGCCATATTCACTCATCCTTTCAGTTTGATGTAGTTTCCTGGGAGCGCTTCAAACATATCCGGATAATGCCCACATCTCGCCCTAATCTGGGTATACTGTGCTTTCTTCCCGTTTTTCTGTAAATACAACCTACGTTCATATATCTCATCCGCAAGTTTAGATGCATGCATAGTGTAATTCTCTGCCTCTGACAAAACAATCTTCATGGCTTCCTGGAGTGTATAGCTGGCAGTTTCAGTTGGAATTGTATTTGTAACAGTAGGCTGGAAGGCATCATATTTCAAAATTATATAAACAGGTTTATTATCCTTAAGCAGAACTACCTTCCCATTTTTTTCAACAACCGAAAATACATTCTCCAAATCTGTCTGTAATGTATCAAATGGAATTAAGGCATCAATTTTTATATCCATTATTATCCACCTCGCTAAAATCAGTATATTCCTATTTTTTATATTTGTCTATACATTTGTATAAATATTTGTATAACTAATCTGTATAAAAATAAGCCACCAGTAGGGTATTAATCCTCAGCCGGTGGCCATAATGTATTTACATTTAAAGATTGATCTTAACGCTGGATTTAAACTCAATGGTCATCTTGTCGTCAAATACAGTAATTCTTTCAATAAGCCGCCTTACCAGTTGTTCATCATATTCCTGAAGCTCGCATGACTGCTGGCTTAAGAAGTCTGTCATTTCAGCGATCCGCTGTCTCTTTCCTTCACGCTCTGCATTCTCAACTAGCGCATTTTGCTTTAGTTCTCGCAGGCGGTAAATCTCATCAGCCACTTCGTTATAATCAGCCTTTGAGTTTGCCAGTCTAAGAAGCTCATTCTGCAGTTCATCTAATTTTCTATCAATCTCATCCGTAGCCTTGTCATTTTCTTCATTTAAGACGGTAGCAATATTGTCCTGCAATATGGAGAGGAAAGTGTTCTTGCTGGCTAGTACCTCGTTGATAGCTTTTACAACCGCTGTTTGTAACGTTTCCTCATTAATAGTCGGGGAAGTACAGTCTGAACCTTTTTCCTCAAGTCTACTAACACATCTCCAGACAATGGACTTATATCCTCGGTTGTTCCAATGAACCCGCCTGTAAATTTCTCCGCACTCTCCGCAGTACACGATACTAGAAAGAGCGTATTTACTGCTGTATACTCTCTTCTTTCCGCCTTTTCCTGAATGCAAATTTGCTCTTCGAACCATTTCTTCCTGAACCTGCATGAAAATTTCACGCGGGATAATAGGTTCATGGCTGTTTTCTACATAATACTGAGGAACAATACCGTTATTAACCACCCGTTTCTTTGAGAGGAAATCAACTGTGTAAGTCTTTTGTAGTAGCGCGTCACCGATATACTTTTCATTTTGCAGTATCTTCCTCAGCGTTTCCGGTCTCCACTTTGGTTTATTGGCCGCAGTAAGAATTCCGTCTGCTTCCAGACCTCGTGCTATCTGCAGAAGGCTTGCTCCTTCAAGATACTCACGGTAGATACGCTTTACCACTTCCGCTTCTTCAGGAACAATAACCAGCCGTTTATTTTCGTCTTTCGTGTATCCTAAAAACCTCTTGTGATTGACTTGTATTTCCCCTTGCTGGTAACGGTATTGAATGCCCAGCTTCACGTTTTGGCTTAAAGACTGGCTTTCCTGCTGAGCCAATGATGCCATGATGGTGAGCATGATCTCACCTTTGGAGTCCATGGTGTTAATGTTCTCTTTTTCAAAGAAAACAGGAATGTTTTTATCTTTTAGCTGCCGAATATATTTCAAACAATCCAGCGTATTTCTGGCAAATCGGCTGATAGACTTGGTTATAATCATATCGATTTTGCCTTCCATACATTCTTCAATCATGCGGTTAAATTCCTCACGCTTTTTGGTATTTGTTCCCGAGATTCCATCATCCGCAAATATTCCGGCCAGATCCCATTCGGGATTATTTTTAATGTAGTTCGTGTAATGCTCAATCTGAACCTCATAGCTGGTAGCCTGTTCATCACTGTCAGTAGATACCCGGCAGTAAGCAGCGACACGTAGTTTCGGTCTAGTTTCGGTTTTTATGTTATTTCCAATACGGGTACGTGCCGGTATTACTGTAACATTTCTATTAATCGCCATCTATTGTCACCTCACTTTCTATTAAACTGTAAGCATATTCTGCTTGTTTAAATGGATCGTCATAAAGCTGTTTTGGTGTAGGGACTGTGAAATTCAGAGATTGGGATACATCCTCTTTCATTTTGGGTTTTCGTATTCTGCCAAGCATCTGAGCCCGCCTTAACCTTTCTGCCTGGGCCTGTTCAAAAGTGTATTTGTCGATAATCGGAGGATAGTACTCATCCCCAAGATACTTCTTATTCGTCAGCATTTTGGCAATAGTTGCATGATAACGGTTAATACCTGCTTTTTTCGAAGCATCTCTTAAAGAGAGTCCCGAGAGATATGCTTGATACAAATCCCTTACCTGTACTGCCTTCATCTCATCGATGACTGCTTTTCCATTTTGAATAAAATATCCGTAAGGTGTATGACCCATTATCTCACCAGCCTTTCCTTAAGCGTAACTCCGCATTTCATTTTAAAGCCTATCTCCACTTGTGAGAAAACAATGATTTTCTCTACATAGCGGTTAAAAAGTTTTTCATCAAAGCAATCAATAAACTCTGCCTTTGCAACATACTTTAAGAGCTGCTCTACTTCTGCCACCATAGTCATTCCACCGTTAATTGAACGGGAAAGGGCTTCTTTTTGGTCTTTCAGCATTTCTGCTTCCTTACGTAGTACATTATTTTGTTTATTAAAAAGAGCAGGTTCCAGGTATCCTTTCGTCATAAGACTCATCAGCACCTGACTCCGCTCCATATTATCTTCGATCTTCGTTTCAAGTTCCTGCATCTGAACAAGATTATCTGAATAGTTTACCGCCCTTAAGCTTTGTAATAATGGTTTAAGAACAATCTTATGCCCGAAGATGAGCTTATTGATCATAGCTACAAAGGCCTGATAAATTGCGTCCTCTCGAATAAAACGCATCGAACACGCTGTAACGGTATGAATATGTTTGGAACAGCACCAGGCAATATACTTGCCATTGCCGCTGCCATGAATTCTTCGTTTAAAAGTACTCCCACATTCGGAACACTTTATCTTTCCAGAGAGGAGATAGCGGTTTTGGTATTTGCTGCTTCCTTTTTTAACGCCTTTTTCTTTTCCACGTTGGTTTAAAACCTCTTCTACAGCTTCGAAATCCTCTCTGCTGATAATTGCCTCATGGTGATTTTCAATTAGGTACCGATCCCTTTCGCCGTAGTTATAATGCCTGTTAAAATGCTCATCCGTATAGGTTTTTTGTAGTATCACATCACCGATATACTTTTCATTGCCAAGAATGCCTCGAATGGTAGTAGCCGTCCAGTGATTTCCCCTTTTTGCAGCAATACCATCAGCATTCAAGCCATCGGCAATTTTCTGGGTTCCTTTCCCGGATAAGGCTTGAGAAAATATACGCTTAACAACTTCTGCCTGTTCTTTATTTACAACAATATGACCATCCACATAATCATATCCGTAAGGCGGATATGACAGCTTATATGTCCCGTTTCTAAACCGTCTCTGAATGGACCATTTATTATTCTCTGAAATAGAAATAGATTCGCTTTCGGCTAAGCTGCTTAATATAGTCAGCATCAGCTCACTGTCCATGGAGCCGGTGTTGATGTTTTCCTTCTCGAAGTAAATGAAGACTCCAAGATCCGTCAGCTTTCTTACAAGTTCCAGGAAGTCTGTAGTATTTCTTGCGAATCTGCTGATGGACTTGGTCACAATAAAATCTATCTTCTTGTTTTCACAGTCTGATATGAGCCGTAACAGTTCCGTCCGCTTTTCTTTTTTCGTGCCAGTAATGCCTTCATCATAATAAATGCCTGCAAACTCCCATTCCGGATTTGCCTTTATATAGGATTCATAATGGGTCTTTTGTGTCTCCAAACTGACTAGCTGCTCATCGCTGTCTGTTGAAACTCGGGCATAAGCAGCAACTCGCAGTTTTGGTTTCATGGCGGCAAATGCCATATCTGATGATATTTTCGTTACCTTTCTCACCCTTTTCACCTCCCCTCGGGTATGTGACATATTACCTCTGAGTACCCTGTATATCAAGGATTTAAGGCATAATCTGTGCTAACATAGGGGAGAAAGATTCGCGATTAAGAGCCATAATTTTGTTGAATTCCGCTTCCGAAATTAGGCCTTTCTTCATCATCTGTTGGAGTATCTTTTCTGCTCTCCAGTAATCGAATTCCCTTTGAAGCTCCTCTTCCGTCAAAGGCTTACGTTTTGAAACGAACGGCGCATTTGGCATATCTATAATTTTTGTAATTTGCATATAGGCTGACCTCCAAATCTGCAGGAAAGGCTCCTGCACCTATATGCAAAAAAACCGTGCTGTTCGAACCCCCTAAAAGAGCATAAAAAAATAGCTCGAGGAGCTTTCACACCCCCCGAGCCATACATATCATCAATCGTATTTTATATAGGCGTCAGTAAACCCTGCCTTTTTTGCCCTCGCAAGTTGTGCCTCGGCATTTGCTTTAACGGAATAAGCCCCAATCTGAACCCGATAGTACTTATTTGTTTTCGGTGTTGAAGGCTTAATCTCATTTTCTAAAGCCCTCTTTACATCGGCTCTAAAAGTATCCATGCTTTTACTATACTTAGAAAACCAGTTTTTTGGATCTCCATGATTACTGGCTATTCCTTTCTGGTATCCCTCATAGTGGCCGATGATATCCTTCTCGGTAAAACCGTAAAGCTTGCAAAGATACACGCAAAGTTCAATAGCTTCGTTGTAAACGGCACTAAAATACGAGGCATCGGTTAGGCTGTCCTCGCAAATCTCTAATCCAATATGTGTATCATTGGCGCTGCCTCCCGCATGCCAACCTCTGTGATTCCACGGAAGTGTCTGATAAGTGGCGATGCTTCCATCTGCCAATTTACCGATAAAGCCGTGAACGCAGACCTGCCGACCATCTGGTTTGTCTTGGTTCCAATGATTGTTATTCTGGTTTTTCCCAAGCAAGCCATCGTCCGGTCCAACATAGCGCTTCAGCCATGGATTATTCACTCCTGTCGAGTGCACCATGATGCCCTTCGGCGTGATTGTTTTGCCTGCCTTAAAACAGGCATTATTCGTAAGTATCAGCTTGTGCAGATTCATAATAGATTCCTCCTTGCATTTTTCTTACACCTCAGCTGAAGGCGGCTTCGTGTCATCCCGCCCGTGCAGCTGCTGCAGTACCAACTTTAATTTTTCGGGGATTGGCAGTCCTAAGTGTGCTGCGTTTTCCAAAAGGGATATACCTTCGTTACTCAGGTAAAAAAAGATCACCGCCGTACGGACTGCACCGCCGCCAGTATCCCCGGCGACCCCTAGTATTTTTGTGTCGAGGATATGTCCCACACCTACCAGTGCAAAGATGAGTACTTTTTTTGCAATTCCCTTTGCGCCAATTTCACTGCATAAATTCTTATCCACTACGGCGCAAAGCACGCCGGTTAAGTAGTCGACAGCGACAAAGGCTATGAGTGCGTAAAGAAAACCGTCAAGTCCTCCGAGAAACCATCCCAGAAACGCACCGACAGCGGTAAAAAATATCTGTATCCAGTTCCAAACCGTATTCATGCTTAAGACCTCCGTTCATGCAATTGTGTATATAAAAACACCCCCGAGCAGGGGGAAATTATACTGTACCTACAGCGTTAGTATTAGGTCATGAAGCTGCTGCATAACTGCAGCTTTTGGGCGGCCAGTTCCGATGGGCAACCAAGTAACATCCGGGTAATCAAAGTCTGACGAGGAGTCAAAATTGTTTAGTAGTGTGATAATCGGTTCTATGGCTTTGCGAATCTCGATAATGTGGAACGGCCAGTTCTTGATGCTAGTCTTTCCCGCCACAATTTCCTCGCTCCAGCTTACCGGTGCCATGCCATAATACTGGCGAACGGTATTGACGGCAGTTCTAAGCGTTAGGATATGCGCGGCCTTTACCCGTGTCATGTCCGCAGAGATTGTCTCAAAGGGCGACGGTAAAATCGTAAAGGTACGAATAACCTCAGGACTTGGTGATTCAATGTCGCTATCCAGACAACGAAAGGTTACCGTTTTGTTCCCGGTAGTCATGGTTTCAGCCTTATACACCGTATGAGCCCCATTTCCAAGATAACCGCTCGTTGAAAACAATTCATGATTGCTCACACTGTCCTTCCATGGCCCTGATCCTATCTTCACGCTCACAATCTGAGCCTGGCCGTCAGGCTCTACGCCGGTGGTAATAAGGAATCGCGGATTGATGTTGTAGGTCGCGCTCCCGGATAATGGGCATTCAATTATGGGTGTAGCTGGCGGACTGTTTTTCTTAACCGTATTACTAACTACATAAGCAGATACAGCACCCAATATATCCGTAACATTAATACGGTAGCGAGTGTAGGTTCCAGCAATACTTGATGGTGTCGCGGTATAGGTGCCGGAAGTGGCGGAACTTAGAATAGTAGTAACATATTCGTAAACCGACCACGAAACGCCATCGGTGGAAGTACTCTGCTGAATGACATATTGCTTGATGGTGCTGGTTCCTGGTGCTGCTCCGCTCCACGTTAGTGTTACGGTGTTTACTTCGTAAATAGCAGGCTGAGCGGTAAAAGATGACGGCGCAGTTGGAAGGGTGTTTTTACGGACATTGTTACTCGAAACCGTCCAGTCAGAATAATAGTTTTCACCGGCTGTACCCTGCGTTCGTACACGAAAACGACGGTAGTCGCCGCGTATAGTAGGAGGACTGACGTTCACACTGCCGCTGGTTAATGTGCTGCTTACCGTAGTCAGTGCGGACCATTCTCCCCATGTGCTATTATCAGATGAATCACTATACTGAATTTCATACGATGTTATAGCATTTCCTGCCCCACTTGACGCGCCGCTCCATAAGAGAGTGACGTTTCCTTCTGCAAGAGTTGCACTGACAGAGCACGAGGTCGGAGCACCGCAAGCCGTGATATCACAGTAAATGCTATTGCTGACTTTTTCGATGGAATAAACATCCAGCGCGTCAATTGTCCAAATCCCATATTGGGTATAAGTTCCAGGTGTTCGCGATACTTCCGGGTTATACGTTCCACTGCTGGCTGATAAAAGAAGTGTAGTCAGTACAGTCCATGAAGTCCAGGTGCTGTTATCCGTTGATGTCCGACTTGCGATCATATAGCCCTTGATTGGGCTTGTGCCGCCCGATGCTCCGCTCCACGTCAGCGTAATCATCTCGTCGCTGTATGTAGTGGGAGATGCAACAGCCGTCGTTGCTGGACTCGGAGCTATATTTCTGCGGACGGAGTTCGTAGATATTTTCCAGCCGGAGTAATAGCTTGCCCCCGCCGTACCGCGTGTCCTCACCTGAAATCTGCGGTAATATCCCTGCGTTGGGGAAGGCGCCACCGACACGCTCCCGCTGGTGGCCGTAGTGGTCACCGTAGTCAAGGCAGTCCAAGGTCCCCACGTAGAGTTATTGCTGGATTCGCTATACTGTATCTCATAAGAGGAAATGGCATTGTTTGTACCGCTCGTCGCTCCGCTCCAAGAGAGGGTGACGTTACCTTCTGCGAGAGTTGCGCTGACCGAACATGATGTCGGTGCGCCGCAGGCTGTAGTCAAAAGTGGAGAACTTAACACCGTATAGCTGGAATTAGTAATCACGCCGGAGGTTAGTGGCAAACGTCCATCGGATTCGACTTTGAACGTCACCGGCTGTGTTGTATTACCCGTAGTGGAAGCGCATGTCACCGAAACATATCTTATTCTCGGCGTGGTTCCGTCCCAATTGTCACCATCCGCCGCCTTAATACGCACCTGCGAGGACGAGCCGTTTACGGTCATAGTGCAAAGCAGGGCGTAGCCACTGTGAATGTAAGAGCCTGATGAACTGAGCGCAGCGGATATGGTGAAGTTGTATGTCATCTGGTTGTTGTTCGGGCGGCTCTTAGTATAGGTGATAGTGTAATAAACGGTCGGGCTGGAGCCCGCCTGCAGTGTTACTCCGTTAATATCCGCCACTGTCATTCACCTCCTATTCATAGACTGCCGTCACCAGCGAATTGACCGTCCCGCATAGGGTGGTATTCAGCCGAGTATCGGTGATGTTATTTGCGACGATTGATGTGGCAGCAGCCGGTATAAGCACGTCTGCAATACCAAGTTCATAGACATCGCTGGTTCTTGTCAGCGCAGGAGCTATCGGTGTCGCGGCAGGAACCCCTGCAACAACGGCAAGGTGAATGCTTCGAGTGATGCGGCTTAAGCGCACCACAATCCGGTCAATGCGGGGATTACTTCCGTTTGCCGTTGCAAGCGGCATGTTTAAATCCTCTGTATTCTCATAGCGGTATCCGTTGATCCATGCACTTCCCGGTGCTACGCTCACTGCCAAGCCGATTCCGGGTGACACCTGCAGGTTTGTCGCAACCGAGTAAAAAATGCCGTTTGAGACCAGGCTCCCAAAATATGCCGCGAAATCCGTCGCGTCATAGACCCGGTCACCGCTGGATGAATTGAAAAAACCACTTTTCTCCATACACCACTTCCTCCTTTTTAAATAGTTTTCGTATACTCCATAATCACGTAGCCCGTATATGCAGTCCGGTCATTGCCGGGTTCGACAACGACATTGGTTTTATCCGCGTAAAGACCGATTTGCGAGGCGAAGTTGTTGTACCGTGCAAGCGGCAAAGGCAAGAAGACCGTCCCGTTTGTCGCAAAGCCGGACAAGCTGACAACAGTACTTAAATTTGATATGCCGTGCGCTACGCTTCCAGGTGTCGCATTCGGAAGTGAACCAAGGTTTATCACCTTGCGGTAAATCGTCTTGCCGTCTATCCATAGGCGGCCCGTATTTTGTTCTGTCGTGGAGTAGTCGGTTAAAGCCGCCGCAATTTTAGCAGCGGTAATCGTGCGATCCGCAATCTTCGCGCCTGTGACTGCTGCATTTGCAAGCTTCGCCGTGGTCACTGGCTCGTTGTTAATGTTCAGCCAATTTGCCTGACCGGATGGGTTATTATATAGAAAAAGAGAAATTACATAAAACGTCATGGTATTCCGGCTGATAAAAAAGCCCATTGCCCGCTGATAGCCGTTTCCCGTGTTGTCTCCGCTGTGTTTTACCAGAAAGACGTGTCCATCATCGCTTGGTTGGTCACTGAACTTATTTCCGCTCCACGATGTGAAGTAGAGGGAGTCTCCCGGAATCATGTTGTGCATGGCAAATTGACCGACCGATGTAGTCCCTGCGCCTACAGTTACTTCAAGAGCAGGGAGCTTTCCGAACAGGTTGTTAATGGTGTCTACAACGTTGTCCCCCTGGATTTCTTCGTCTACCTCTGTCAAGTTGCCCAGAGTTTCCTCTACGGCATTCAGGGTTTCCGCCACCTCGGATATGCCGGTTTGGGCTGATAGTGCCGTTTTAACCTGGCTCATGTCGGAGCGGATTTTCTGTGCTATTGTAAGCTCAGCCTTTCCAAATACTACGCTGATGCTTTGACCGTCAGCGTCATAGGTTTCTTCGACTTCGGTAATGCGCGTCGTCATGGATACGCCCCATGTCTTCGAGATGATTTTAACGGTCTGTCCAAGGTCGAAGTCTGTCTTGTATGCCAGATTGCCGTGAGGGTTGACCGACGTGTCGAACGAATAACGTATCGCCAACTCGCTAAGCTTGCTCTGACCCCGGAAGGTCAACGCACCAATGTAATCCTCTCCGAAGTCTTCCGCCCGCAGGTCTTTGGCATCCACGAAAATTTCGCGGCGGGTCTCCCCAGAACCGCTTGTAATGGCGACAAATGTCCGATCTGCGCCTTCGCCCTCACCACCGATGAGGGCGGTGTTGGCATAATCGGCCGCACTCTCTCTATATATTTGTTCAGTCAGGTTCTCGTACTCCTTGGAGAACACCGCCTGGGAATCGACTCCGTTATACAGCGTCACCGTAAAGATACCTGTCGCCGGAGTGAACACGGTCTTGATGCCGATATCTGAAGCGTCACAAAGTTCCGTTACAACCTCCATCAGGTTTCGGTATGAAATCTGGGCGCTGATTGGTATGTTAAGACACGGAGATGAGAAGTTTATGCCGGTGATTTGCCGCTCCGTGTCGGAAGGGTTAATAAGGTTGTTATTTAAAAGCTGTTCCACACAAGCCGAAAGGTCACCCGACAGCTTCTCCGTTTTCCACACAATGCGCCGGGCGAGAAAGGAGGTAGCGAAACGGCCGCTTACAGTGATGATCTCCCGGTCGGTCTGAGACAGTTCAAGATGCTCGATAATCCCGGCTTCCTCGTCATCGCTCTTCCAGATAATATTCCCTTCCTGCAGGAGCGCAGAGTTTTCCGTTGTGGCTATAGCTTTTAGTTCAAAAGAACCACACTGCGAGTAACGTCGCGTCCAGCGCAGGTATTCGAATGACTCCACGATACCCGCAAGTTCTCGGTCTGAATTATAGATATACAGTTCCATGCTCACACCCCCAGAAACTGCGGCCGGTAGTAAATGCTGACCTCCAGCAGTTCCATATTGACTGAAGCGTCATAGCGCAAAGTGTTATGTCCTGCGGCAAGCTGGAAGAACGCCGAATTGGTGTCCAGCAGCGAAAAAGCATTCGTTACCGTCGAACCATCGACGTTGACTACGCGCTTACCAGCGAAATGGGTATATACCCGAAGTTCATCTCCTGCACTCATTGTCGTGAGGAGACGGATGTATTCCCCTGTGTCCATGTTCAGCAGTTCCGGGTTCGTCACCGTTCCCAGCGCTCGGAACACGATCTCACACCCACAGGATACATCACCGATGTTATCCACCTTGATGATCTGGCTGGGTTGGCGCATTCCAAATTCCATGCCCCCTTCAGGTATCTCCAATTCAAACTCAAACAGTGGTATCCAAGACGCTAATTCCTCACGCACCTCATCTGGCGTCTCGAAGAAGGGTGACGGACAGAGCAGGCTGACAAAAAATTTAGGTATCCGCTGCCGAGTGGAAACGGTAAAACCTGCCTCCTCCACCACGCAGGCAATTTGCCGTCCTCGGTACAGAAGCGTCCCATGTAGTTTCGGGTTGAATATCTGGAGGAATTGCTTTCTCCTTATATAGGCCTCGTCGGAAGTATCCGCCATAACCGTCCCCTCCAGTGTGATGTTGCGCATATCCAGCGTGGAGGAGATGTAAAAAGCGCCGTCTTGCTCCGGCGCCTTGAAGGTGTTGACGGTCTGGCGTATGTTGCCAGTGCCGTCTATCTTGGTAAGAAAATACGGGCGGCTCTGTTTGAGTGTGATGCTCTCGCCGCCTGCGTTGGTGTATGTCAATTCCATAGCCGTACCTCCCCTCCTTTAAAATTCAAGTGCCAGTTTACGCGACAGATTTTTGAACTCCCTCGCCAGTTCTTTTTCAGACAGGGCCTTAGGTGTCACCACTGAGATATTTTGCGTGATGCTTGTACCAGCTGGAACGGCGCCACCCTGCCCGGATAACCGTCCGTAATTCAAATCAAAGCTTGTGGGAATCGCGTTTTGCATATCCCTTGAAACTGCTGCCATCGCATCCTCAAAGCCCACGCCGATGCCTTCGCCCATATTGCGGCCAATTCCGGCAAATAGAGTTGAGGGAGAATGGATGCCGAAAAAGTCCTTAATCCGGGACACAACATTCCCGAAAAACCCTGAGATTTTATTCCACAGCCACGCCCCTGCGTCCGAAATCCCCTGCCACAAACCTTTGATCAGGTTGCCTCCTACTTGGGCCATTTGGCTTATATAGCCCGTAAACGCTTTAACCAATCCGGCTATGATCTGCGGCACTGCCTTTACTACCTGCACAATTATCGTGGGCAGGTTTGCAATCAGTGCGACAAACAGCTGAACGCCCGCTAGAATGATCTTGTCAATGTTACCGACGATGGCGTTCACTAGCGAGGTTACAATTTTGGGAATTGCTGTGACTACAGTGGTTATAATCTGCGGAAGTGCCTGAATCAGCGAAACCAGAAGCCGAATACCTGCATCAATAATCATAGGAATAGACCCGATTACTGCGCTGATGATGCTGTCGATAATTTGCGGAATCGCCTTCACAATCGCAGTAATAATGGTAGGCAATGCTGTCACCAGTGAAGTCAGCAATTTAATACCTGCATCGATGATCTGAGGGATGGATTTTATCAGAAAATCCACCAGCGCTGCGATGATTGCAGGAAGAGCAGCAATAAGTTGTGGTATTGCATCCACCAACCCCTGCGCCAAGCCAATAATCAACTGTAAAGCCGCATCAAGAATAAGAGGCAGATTTTCAATTAGTCCCTGAACAATTTGCATCACAGCGGACACGGCAGCAGGTATTAATTGTGGCAGAGCCTGTGCTATACCACTGACGATTGTGCCTATCATCTGCACTGCGGCTGTGGTGAGCGCAGGTAAAGCTGCAATAAGGCCATTCACTAGCGTCATCAACAGGAGCACGGCCGCCTCGGTGATTTGTGGAAGTGCGGCAGTCAAACCCTGCACCAGCGAAATGATGATCTGGGAAGCCATATCAACCACTATAGGAAGCTGCTCAGAGATAAACTTTACGGCTTCCTGAAGAATACTGCCGAAAGCGTCAATTAGCCCCTTTGCGCCGTCCTTCTCGAAGGCGACAGAAAGTTCCTCGACCCAGCCATTTACCATTGGGAGAACAGTACCAGAAAGCATTGTGCTTAATCCTTCAGCGAGTTGTCCTTTTAGGGAAGCTACATTGTCCTCCAAGGTTGACATTTGGCCCGACAATGTCTTTGACTGAGCTTCCATGGCACCGTAAAAACGTCCTCCTTCGGAAGTTGCCGATTCGAAGGCATCTGCCAGCATTTCAGCCGAAATACCGCCCTTGGCCATTTCTTCTTTTAGTTCACCAATAGATTTACCCGTTTTTCGTGAGATTTCTTCCAAAGGATTGAACCCCGCGTTTATCATTTGCATAAGGTCTTGACCGGTAAGTTTACCCGTTGAGGAAGCCTGTGCAAACGCTAAAGTCAAACTCTTGAAGTTCTCAACATTGCCTTGAGAGATATCACCGAGCTGCTTCATGTGTTTTTGCGCTTCCTGTGCGGTCATCCCGAAGCTCATCAACGTCTGCACTGCGCCCGCAAGATCCTGCATCCCAAATGGCGTAGCAGCGGCTTCCCTTTTTAAATCGTTGACTAATTTTTGCGCTTTAGCTTGATCACCTAGCATAGTGGTAAAGGATGATGTATAACTTTCCATCTGTGCATTGTACTCAATGCCGTCCTTCATAGCCCCAACAAAGGCTTTACCAATACCGGCGATAGCATTACCCAGTGCCTTGATACCACCGATAATTGCCTCGGATAAGAGATTGGCTTTTAGCATATCGCCAAACACAGAGGTTTTCTTGCTGGCATCGTCTACCTCGTCACCGAGATTGTCCACGTTATCAGCGAGATTATTAGCGGCATCAGCGGCATCTACCATATTTTGAGCACTATCGTCTGTACTATTGGCATGGTCACGCAGTACTTTGTTGTTTTCTTCGAGTTCCCGTTCCATGCCGTTGAGTTCTGCTTGGGCTTTGTTAAGCTGTATCTGCCAGTTCTGTGTGCGCCGGTCGTTCTCGCCGAAAGAAGATGAGGCATTATCTAGTGCGGCCTTAAGGGTAGAAATCTTTTCTTTCTGCGCATCGATTTCCTTATTTAAAACTGCGTTACGGGCAGTGACCGCCTGTATGGACTTGTCGTTTTTATCAAACTGACTGGTCACAAGAGTCATCTCGCTGCCCAAAACCTTGAAAGCCTGATTGATGTCTGAGAGGGCCTTTTTAAACTCCTTCTCACCCTCAATGCCGATTTTTAACCCAAAATTGTCCGCCATGCCTTCACCTCCTTCTATATACCCGGCGGTATAATATCATCAATCGTTCGGTTTCTCTTTGGTTTCTCTATACCAAGGAACTGCTTATGACAGGCCCATAGGTCTAAAAACAGACCGATAGGCATAAGCCAAAAATCCTCATTACTCATGCCCATCTGTACCTTGCCGTAATAATAAAGCCGGGTAAAGACTTCTTCGTCCGTTACCCGACTTCCGCGTTTTTTGGGGTTTCATCCTCGCTTTCCACGTTGCGCTTTGTGCCCCTGAACATTGCTTCGGTTATTGCGTTTTTGTATGCTGCTAAGTCTAACGGCGTGGTGAGGAGTTCCACCTCTTCCTCGGTAAGCAAATCCTCTGGCGTGTTTTTATTTTTGAGGTTGCGAATAAGGATGGACTGGTTGGCTAATAGCGTCAAAAGCCAAACGATCTCATCCAGTGCCATCTCAAAGTTCTCGGATTTCATCAGTTTTTCTCCGAGGTTTTCAAGTCCACCATAACGATTTGCAATAGCTTTTGTGGCACGTGTGGTTAGGATTAGTTCATAATTTCTGCCGCCAATATTGATGACAGCACTTCTCTCATTATCCATAGTTACCCCCTAAGGTTCCGGCGTGTAAATCGGTTCGTAGACCTGCGAGAACCAACCGGTGATTGTAGCGGAAGAGACACCTGGGTCGCCTTCAGTGACCTCGGCTTTCCATGGGTGCTTGCCCATGCCGTCAAGTTTGTTTCTACGCATGACCGTCCCCTCGATGGTGGGCGTGGAGAAGGTGATAGAATCAGCCTTCGTCTGCAGGTTCGTAGCGGGGAGTCCAAACTTCACGCGGTAAAGCCAGAAATAGCGATATGTGCCGTTAGCCTTCTGTGCGCGAAAGCCCACCGCAACTGGTGTTCCCACATTCTCGCTGGCCGAAATCAGTACGCCATTGTCGTCCGTGGTGGCACCCGTCAAATCCGCCGCAACAGTGGGGCCAATGTCATCTACGCCAAGGGTAAGCGTACCACTATTGAAGTCCTTGACGACCTCGGCGGCTCCATCATCCGCATACAGGATCGCTTCCACCAGTTCCACCGAAAGCTCAGCGGTAATGGCTTTAGCAAGAACGGCAGGCGGTCCGTAGGTTTCTTCGCCGTTGACGTCCTCGGTTATTTTTGAATAGTACAGTCTGTCAAGACCGATAGTTGCCATAGTGTTATTCCTCCAATCCATAGTTTTTCGCCACGTCGATGGCGTAATGGTGATACCCGGTATCGTCCTCGTGACCGATATATCGATGTTCGGTCACAGTGAAATCTGCATTCAACAAGGCCGTTACAATCTGCTTTTTACATAGCAGGTAGTTGCCCTTTGAGAATAGTGATATTCTTGCTTCCTGCACCTCAAAGCCTGGGCGGTTATCTGCGTGGACTTCAAAGATGTCTATAAGCGGGAGAATGACGACATACTCATCCGGTGCCTTACCTGAAAAAACGCCGGTCTCCACGGGAAGCGGTATGGCGGATACAAGGGTATTCAGTTCCGATAAAATGCTCATAGCTTGCCGATCTCCTCCTCCAGTTTGGCGATCATCGCGTCGGTGCAAGGTTTTCGGGAAGCAGTCCTAGCAGGCTTCAGGAAAGGTTTTGCGGGCTGGCCGTGTTTGCCGTATTCGATAATATTGGCAATTTTGGCGTTGCTCCCGCCATCCGAACGCGGCTCTGCAAAACCCACTTTCACATTATAGTTGCCATCCCTATCCTGCTTTGCAGCCGTGACACCAAGGGAAGAGAGCAGCTCGCCAGTAGACTCGGAAGGGTATTTCGTGTTCTTGCCAATCACCATGCGCAGATTGCCTTTGACCTTCTCCAATACCACTGCACCTCCGACTTCTAACACCTTGGGGACGATCACGTCGGTCTGGTCGGCCAGCCGGGATACCTTCAAAAGGAAGTCCTCCGGCATCTTTACGTTAACCTTTGCCATATCTATCACCTCACTGTGGGTTCCAGCTTCTCAGCTAAAACCTCAACATACACCCCACGACTTCTTACATCCTCAACACTTAGAACTCGGTACCTGCCGTCAGCACAGACAATAATCATTTCCGTTGTGATCCTAAGTCCAGGGATTTTTCTGAATCTAAAAAGTGAGGATGCAGTGGAAAATGCCGCCCTGTTGGCCCATCGCTCATTACCGTGTCGTTCTTCTTTATAAGCGCGCATACTGGCAAGGATGGTGTCACTTGTTCTGGTAAAACCCTCGCTGTCCCTAGTCGTAGTTGTACTTATAATGTCAATGAAGGTGTTCATCTTTCCGAAACTCATATTCATACACCCCACTCCCGGTCAAGCCGCAGGAGCATATTCACCGTGTTCCATACCTGCTGGCCCGCTTGTACGTTGTCCGCAAAAAATCCGGCAGTCGAGCCATCCCTACTTTCATAGAAATGACTCGACAACATGATCACAGCCTGTTCTGTGGTAGGCGGCATAGTGTGGGTTTCGTAATAATCCTCAGCAATATGCTGATAACTCTGCGCATAGGACACGGCAGCAGTGATGAATCCAATAAGGAGATCATCATCCTCGTTATGCGTAAGGATTAAGTTCGCCTTGACCTTAGGTAGGAGATTATCTGCTACTGCCATACTGCCGACCTCCTTTTATATTCCACCTTCATCGGCTTCCATCAGCCCCGCCGCTTTTAGTTTAGAGAGCAGTGCATTGAAGTCAGCTTGGAGAGTGGCCACATCCGTGGCAATGCTATCCTGTTGGTTCTCGGCAACGGGGAGCCCCGTTACAGAGGCTCCCGGCAGAATTTCCAGCTCTCCTCCAATTACCCATTTCTCGCCGCCTTGTTCCATGTAGTTCTTCGTGTTATAACTCATATCGCACCTCCGTTAAGCTTTCTGCTGAAGTACCTTAACGGCCTCTGGCAAGATAAGCTTGCCGTCAACGCGCTGGGTAGCAATGAAGCCTACCTGTCCCGTAGCGGCGAATAGTTCATTTAAACGCTTGAATACTCTTCCCTGACGGTCAGCCACCCAGTAATAGCTAAAGTCGCCGAATACTACTGTCTTTGCCCCTGCTTCAATGGTGGGTACATATGCAGAGGTGTACAGAGGACGGTTTAGGATGGTATCAGGTGTTCCCGCCTGGATGGAAGGCTGCCAGAGGTATTGCCCGTTGCCGTCTTTCAATTTGCGGATGGCCTTAATAGTGGCATCGTTCATTACGAATACTGCCTTATTACGGTAAGGTGCTTTCAAACTGTAGAACAAATCTAATACTTCATCCAGTGTGATGGCAGTGGCACTTGCTGTAGTAATACCAACTTGGCCGCCTGTAGCATTCAGAATTCCTGTTGGTTTACCTGTGCCATCACCTACAAAGAAGGCTTCCTCCTCCTTGTTGCCGATACGACGTGCAAATTCCCTTGTGATGTAGCTTTCGAGATTAAACACGGAATCGTTTATAAGTTCCTCGGAGACCTTAATCATCGTCGCCAGCTTGTAGGCACCAATGGAAACCTGTCCGAAACTGTCATCGCTTTCAGGGATAACGCCCTCCTCATCAACCCAGCTTGCGGTGCCTTTGCTTGCCACTACAGGAATTTTGCGGTCGCCGGAAGAAGTAGTGATAACATTGGCCAGCTTGCGGAAGATATTTTCTTCCTCCAACGCTTCCACAAGAGTGCGCTCGAATTCGTCCGGCACGAGATAGCCGCCTTCAGAATCGGTGCCAATCTTCAGGGCATTCCTGACCTCATAACTGACATTGTCACGCATAGCGTTCCAGAACGCCTTTTTATATTCAGCGCTCGCACGGCCAGTTTTTTCATCACCGGTGCTTGTAGGTGAGTTAGTAATAGGGTTACTGGTTGCTTTCTCCAATTCAAGATCGATGGCCGCTTGACGCTCCAGACGCTCGATTTCTTTTCCGAGCGCTACCACATCAGCTTCCATTTTTTCATAGGTAGCGGAATCCTCAGCAGACAAAAGACCATCTCCGCCGCGTTTAGTATCAAGGAACGCCTTGGCCGCGTCCCATGCTCTAGCGCGCTTCTCGCGCAGTTCCAGAATTTTGCTCATTGTGATTTCCTCCTTCAAATTAGTGAGAAATTAAAGAAAGCCGCTTATACAGCGACTCTATCGGGGTACCTGTTTTCTGTTGTTGGTGCTTCGGTAGTTTGCGTATAAGCGAGTTGGTGACCGCCATCCGGCTGAAGATGAGACTATCCGCCAAATCTGGTGGCTCACTCTCCATAAACATGATCTTGTCGGCAAAACCAAGCTCAATGGCTTTGTTTGCATTCATCCATGTCTCCGCATCCATTAGATGAGAGAGTTTGGTGCGGGAAAGCCCTGACTTCAACTCATAAGCATTGATGATGCTTTCCTTAACCTCATCCAGCAACGCTTTGGCACGCAGCATTTCTTCGCTGTCACCGATGGCAATGGTCGAGGGGTTATGGATCATGATCATGGATACAGGCGACATATACACATCGCCGCCTGCCATCGCGATGACTGAAGCAGCACTTGCCGCAAGCCCATCGATTTTTACAGTGACTTTTCCGCTATATTCCATGAGCATGTTGTAAATCTGTGCTGCAGCAAACACGTCGCCACCAGGCGAGTTGATCCACACTGTAACATTACCTGTTCCGGCCATTAGTTCATCTTTGAACAGCTTTGGTGTGACCTCGTCGCCCCACCAGGTTTCTTCGGAGATTACTCCGTTAAGATAGAGGGTACGTTCCTCATCGGAATCCCTTACCCAATTCCAGAATTTCCTCATTGTCCATTGTCCTCCTTGGCATAAAAATTTCCCGCTTGTGAAAGCGGGAGCATATTGCCGTTGACTAGATATAAATCGCCGCCATCCTCAGCAGGGATGCGGTTCATGTCCTCCAGTTCCCGAATGTCATTTGCCGACAGCCAGCCATTCTGCCTCCCCACAGCGTAACCGTTCATCCGGCTTTGGTAATCACCGCGAAGCAGGCCATCCAGGTTGAACTTGATGAACAGCGACGGCTTTTCGGAGGGCAGGATGAGCGATTGCTGAAGCGACTGCTCCCAGCGCACTACCCACGGGTTAAGTGTGTACTTTACAAACTCAAGGCTCTGCTGCTCGATGTTGGAGAAACTGGACTTTTCAAGGTCACCAACCATATGGGGCGGTATCCTAAAAATACGGGCGATTTCATTGATTTGGAATTTCCTCGTCTCCAGAAATTGCGCTTGCTCCGGAGGGATGCCAATAGCCTGAAACTTCATTCCTTCCTCTAGAACCGCCACCCGATGTGCATTGCCACTGCCTTGGTAGGCACTGTTCCAACTTTCCTTGACCCGCTGAATGTCCTTAATCACACCGGGATGCTCCAGTACGCCGCCGGGATTGGCACCGTTGGCGAAAAAGGATGCACCATATTCCTCGGTTGCCAACGACATGCCGATAGCGTTTTTCGCCATCGCAATAGGGCTGTACCCGATAAGACCATCGAAACCCAGGCCGGGAATGTGGAGTACCTCATCCTTACGGAGTATGACATAGCCGCCTTTCGGCTTTAGACCGCTTTCTTCAGCATCACGGTAATAGGTGTATATCAGTTCACCATTCTGAGATCGGCTGACTTCCATTTTATTCGGGAGAAGAGGATAAAGCGCAACTGCCTGACCACGCCCATTTCGAACCACTTGCGCGTAAGCATTGCCCCAAAGCAAAAGATGACTCATCAGTGTTTCACGAAACACGAATGAAGTCATCTCCGGGTTTGGTTCGTTATGGAGCAGGTAATATAGCGGGTGTTGACTTACGCGCTCTTTGCCGCCATCCAAGCGATAGCGGTAAATGTGTAGTGGCAGTCCAGCTATGGCCTCAGCCAGTATCCTCACGCAGGCATACACTGCCGTAACCTGCATGGCAGTCCGCTCATTGACCGTTTTGCCCGATGTAGTACCACCAAACAGAAACGAAAATGCACTGCCCACACGGTTTTGCGGCTTATCTCTTGAACGAAACAGTCCTTTTAATAGTTTCATAGGCATCACCTCTGATAAAACAATTGACAATCGTTTCCACAGGCGTTAAAATAGGTATGTGAATTAACGCGCGTAAAAAGGAGTGTTTTATTATGAAAGCAACATTCAATGATTTCCTAGCTGAAAACCCTAATTGCTCAAAGTATAATGGAAATCCTGATGCTATCACCATTTTCGACATGTTATCGAAAGACGAAAACATCATCAGCATGATTGACGCATCAGAAGCTGGAAAACCAGCCTTGTCAGCTTGCGTAGACGAAATCGAAGCCTTTTTCGATAGTCAGCAAAACCCGACATTGGATTTAACAGATGGCTTTACCCGGACCGTAGTGGGAAGAATGATCAAAACAATACTCGCCCCATTCGGTTACGAAGTCACAGTCCAGAAAGATCTTCCCAAAGCATCCAAGGGAAAATACTTTACATCGGCATCTTGCTATACAAAATCGGGTACAGCCACTATGAAGGTCGTAAGAACAATCGCCGAGGTTTAAAGGATTATTAACCCCCTCTCGTTGTACACTGAATTGCCGCCATTGCCGGAGCCGCAGCGGATGGCACGGTCGAGCGCCATAATGGTCGCCACCGCGCCATCTATTTTTTCTGTGCTTTTTTCCTTGTCCGGCTTTATGTTACCTGCCGGGTCGGTCTTAATATAGATGTTATCCATCATCCATCGAAGAACGGGATGGCCGCCATGAGCTATTTTCTCCTCCAGCGTCAACTTCATCAGTTCTTTGGTGGGCGGCGACATATCTTTAAAGCCCTGACCGAAGGGAACCACCGTAAAGCCCAGGCCCTCAAGGTTCTGCACCATCTGAACAGCACCCCAGCGGTCAAAAGCTATTTCGCGGATGTTGTACTTTTCGCCTAGCTCTTCAATGAACCGCTCAATGTAACCGTAATGTACCACGTTACCCTCTGTGGTCTTAAGATGTCCCTGCTTCTCCCAAAGGTCATATTGCACATGGTCTCGTCTGACTCGCAGATCGATATTTTCCTCAGGCATCCAGAAATACGGGAGGATGATGTATTTATCTGTTTCATCCTCCGGTGGGAACACCAGCACAAAAGCCGTAATATCGGTAGTAGAGGATAAGTCAAGTCCTCCGTAGCATACCCGGCCTTCAAGACTCGCCGGATCAACAGGAAATGAACATGAATCCCACTTTGCCATCGGCATCCAACGGACAGCTTGTTTAACCCACTGGTTCAGACGCAATTGCCGGAAGCTATTCTCCTCGGCGGGGTTCTGCTTAGCACTTTCGCAGGCAGCTTTCACCTTGTCGATGCCGACTGTGATGCCTAAGCTGGGATTTGCTTTCTTCCACACCTTAGGGTCAGTCCAGTCATCCTCTTCCTTCGCGCCGTATATCACAGGATAGAAGGTGGAATCATACTTTCTTCCCTCAATGATGTCCAGAGCTTTTTGGTGCGTTTCGTAGCAGATACTCTGGGTGTCCGTTCCCGCTGTGGTAATAAGAAAATACAACGGTTGCATCCTCGCATCACCAGACCCTTTTGTCATGACATCAAACAGTTTCCGGTTTGGCTGAGTATGAAGTTCATCGAATACAACACCATGTATATTAAAGCCGTGTTTAGAGTAAGCTTCAGCCGACAGTACCTGATAGAAGCTGTTGGTCGGCAGGTATACCAGCCGCTTAGTGGAAGCCAGCAGCTTTACGCGCTTGTTAAGTGCAGGGCACATCCGTACCATATCGGCAGCGACTTCGAATACGATAGAAGCCTGCTGACGATCGGCGGCGCAACCGTACACCTCTGCCCGCTCCTCACCGTCACCGCATGTGAGGAGAAGTGCGATTGCCGCAGCAAGCTCACTTTTTCCCATCTTTTTAGGTATTTCTACATACGCCGTGTTAAACTGTCGGTATCCATTCGGCTTTAAGATACCGAATAAATCACGGACGATTTGCTCCTGCCAGTCGATGAGTTCAAAAGGCTTTCCCGCCCATGAACCTTTAGTATGGGAGAGCGCTTCGATAAAAGACACGGCGTAATCGGCAGCATCCTTGTCATAATATGACCCCTCAGCTATAAAGGCGGTCGGCTTATATTTTTTCAGTTTTCGCATAGGCACCGCCTCTCTTATGAAAATGGGCAAAAGAAAAAGAGCCTACTTAGAAGCTCTTTACATTTGCCCTGTTTTTATTGCTTAATTACAACGTTTCATTCCACTTCGCCGGTCAGTATGAAGTGGGCATATTCAGCTTTATGTTCTGTCAAATATACCACCAATTCATAAAAGCCGCGTTCATTGGCTTCATACTGGACTCGGTTCACATCAAACATGTTCGTGACCCCGCTTTCCCGGATGGAAAGGATTTGCTCCTTAATTCTCTCATTCACAGGCTGCTTCCTCCGTATCCACCGAGTCAGTTGTTGCTTTGCGCAGGATATCCACATCAAAGCCCGCGCTCTTATAGCCTTCCAAAATTGTACTGTAATAATAGCAGCTCGGCTGACCCAGCGGTCTTCCATCGTTCATGATGTAGACCATTGCGGTAACGGATTTGCCGTTTAGCTTCACTTTCACATTTTCCTTGCGATAAAGGAACGGCCATCCCTCGTAGCGATCGAGTGCTGCTTCGTCGGCGGGCGTTATCTCCCAAACAAGCACAGGGACGCTGCCGCCTTTGAAAGGCTCAACGGTCGCCACAGCACCAGCATGTGCACCTCTAAAAAGGAGCCGCCAGCCTTTCATTTCGCTGGTGCCCAGCACCTTTGCGGTAGGGCAGCGTGACGCCATCTGCGAAAGGTTCAGATTGGAACCGTAAGCGATATAGAGTTTCTTACCCATAATCGATATCCTCTTTCCTCAAATTAGTCTTTTCGGGAGATTCAAGCCGCCCGAAACCGCCAGGCTGCCGAGCCGTCCAAATGAGCGGTTAAGTGTTCGCGGCAGTTTGCAAACTCCTCGCCGATGAAGCCAATGCGGTTAAGGTAAGTCCGCATGGCGAACTTCTCATTCTCAGTCTGCGGTTTCTTTGCTGAGGCACATTTCTGCGTCAGGGCCTGATGGTTAAGTGCCAGGGCAAGAACAATGTAGCTTCGGATCTTGCCCGCGTGGAGTTCGCTATTGAACCCCCGCAGTTCCACAGTGTGGTTGCCCGTGAAAAAGCTATGCAAATTTAGGAAGTGGTAGCGGCTGTGGTGGTAATGCCTGTCGCGGCTCTCGCTGTAGTCCGCGTACCAAATTTCCTCAATCTGTCTCATGGTCTTGGGTTTTTTGCGGTTCATCTTGTCAACCAGCAGGCTATCCATCTTCTTGCAGTAGCTCATCCGCTCAGGAGCAATTTGGAGCGCCTTGTAGAAAAGGTCGTTCTTGCTGGCAATGATGTTAACAAAATTGCGGATGCTCCTAGGCGTGTGATTTGAGCCGTCAAGATGTATGTGAATCCCGCAGGATGGGTTGGCAAATGCTCCGGCCTTCCGAAGTTTGCGCACCAGTTCCTGCAAAGTATCAATATCCTCGCGGTAGGTAAGGATGGGGCTGACCAGTTCCACACTATATTCGCGGGTAGCTGCCACCTTCTTCCGACCTTGTTTCATTTGGCAGGAAATGCTACCATCGCTCATGAACTTCCAGACCCTGCCGTCCGGCGCGATGACTTTTTTGGTATCGTAATAATCGCCCGTGTTGGTGACTGTGCCTCCGAGGTACTCGGCCGCTGCCTTCGCCGCATCACCGCGCGTGATGCCCGTAAATTCAATTTCAATCCCGAATTTGTTTGTAAACATTGTGGTTTTCCTCCTTTTGAGTGGTGTGCGTTTGCCTTTCGGCATGTACATATATCACTCTAAAGGCCTTATATAGCAAGCATTATCAGAGGAAAAATCCACACAAATATATGGGTTGTGTATGTCTGCAAACTGTGTAATTTACAGTTTTCTAACAGCATCCTCACCGTATACGACACCGAGAGTTGAACCGCAGTCCCAACAGCAAAAGATAGTGCCGGTATCATCGATGAAGTCCACGGTGCCCCTATCACCTGGTTTCAGCTTGGAGTATGGATCATTCATACATACCAGTTCCACGCGTGTACCAGACGGGTATTGCTTGCGGAGCCGCTCCACAATCTCCATTGAGGGAAACTTATTCATCGGCAGTCACCTCTGCTTTAGGCGGCATGCCGTTCTTGAATGCACTGTTGCCTGAAAGGTTCTTTAGAAGCACTTTCCGTGCAGCCTTGTACTCGTCACCCACAAAGCCCAGTCTGATGAGGAATACGCGAAAGGCAAACTTCTCGTTCTCTACAGGCTTTTCTTTGGCCGTCACACGCTTCTGCTCCTTGGCTGCCGCGCAAAGTGCACCTATAAACTGTGTGTAGGCTGCAACTGTTTCGCCGTTCGTATCGAACTTGAACCAAGGAAATTTAAGCGTTGTTTCTGTTCGCTCGATGGGGAGTGCGTCTGCTCCAATAGCTTTTTTAATAAGGGCCGCCTTACTTGCGACAAGCCTGTCGAGATTCTCAAGTGCTGTGTCTGTAAAACCCTCCAGCGGCATCTCAATGGTAAGGCTGTCGTTGGTTTCACATTTGAAGCCCCGCTCTGCAAGCCCATCCAGTATCCTTTCCACTTGCTTACTATCCATCATGTTGTCAAACGAGAGCGTGCCCTCCTTGTCGACGGTAAAACCACTGATCTCGTAGGCAAAGGTCGGTGCGCCCTTATATATTGCAGGACAGTCGGCAATTTCACTCACGGCATTTACCAGTTCCTTGCGTCTTGGACCAGTTACGTTAAATCTGATTTCCATTTTTGTAAGCCTCCTTTGCTTCTTTGGTGCTTACATATATCACTCTAAAGCTGTTAAATAGCAAGCTGTTTCTCTGAAAAATGTGTATTCCGGCTCTTTCTGTACCATCTCTATCGAGCAGAAATCACCGCTCCCGTCAAAGAGGCTATCCAACGTTAATTTGCGCTTCTTTGGGAGCTACCTCCGCAATGTCATGGTACCTATATTCGACACCATCTCTTAAAAGAAATACACCGTCTGATGAAACGACTTGCTCAATGTACCGCTTTACAATGACATCGCAGTATTTTTCATCAAGCTCTATCGTAAAGCAGATCCTATTGGATTGTTCGCAGGCAATTAATGTCGAACCAGAGCCGCCAAAGGGGTCAAGCACAATGCTATTTGTAAGGCTTGAATTCATAATCGGATAGGCAAGTAGGGCAACCGGCTTCATGGTCGGATGATCGGCATTCTTTTTCGGCTTATCAAACTCCCAGATGGTAGATTGCTTGCGGTCAGAATACCATAGGTGCTTGCCTTTCTTTTTCCACCCAAACAGTACCGGTTCGTGCTGCCACTGGTATGGTGAGCGGCCAAGAACAAGAGATTGCTTTTTCCATATACAGGTGCCGGAAAGATAGAATCCAGCATCTGCAAAAGCCCTTCTGAAATTCAAGCCTTCGGTATCAGCATGAAACACATATATACTGCCGTCCTGCGACAGAACATGTTCTGTATTCCTAAAAGCATCAAGCAGGAACTGATAAAAAGCATCGTTGCCCATATTGTCGTTTTTGATTTTTCCTGCTGAACCTTCATAGTTGACATTGTACGGCGGGTCAGTGACCACAAGGTTTGCTGTTTTACCATCCATCAAAGTATCAAATGTTTCTTTCTTCGTACTGTCTCCGCAGACCAGCCGATGCCGTCCAAGTATCCACACATCCCCTAAACGCGAAACAGCGGGCTGTTTCAGCTCGCTGTCCACATCGAAATCATCTTCTTTAATTTTATCCCTGACATTATCCTTGAATAGGTCATCTATTTCGCCGGGGTCAAAACCGGTAAGTGAAACATCAAAATCCGCAGCATTTAAATCTGTAATAAGAAGCGCCAATTTATCTTTGTCCCAATCACCGTTGATTTTATTAAGTGCTATGTTAAGCGCCTTTTCTTTTTCCTCATTCATCTCGACAATGACACATTCCACTTCGCTAATTCCCATGCTAATCAGCACTTTCAAACGCTGATGACCGCCGACGACATGTCCCGTGGTTTTGTTCCATATAATAGGCTCTACATATCCAAACTCCTCAAGGGAGCGTTTTAGTTTTTCATACTCTGCATCCCCCGGCTTTAAATCCTTCCTGGGATTATACTCGGCAGGGATGAGCTGTTCTATCTTCAACTTCTCTATCAGCATACTTCTCCACCGCCTTTCTTAATTCATTGGACTTATTTACATCTTCCCAAGGGAAAAGACAGCTATTGAAATGTCCATAAACAGCCGTATCGGAATAGATTACGTTGCGCAGGCGCAGTTTTTCTATAATCGCAGCAGGTTTGAGACTGAAAACCTCCTGTGCCGCAAGGGTTAGTATCTCATCAGGCACAATACCGGTGTTTAGAGTGTTAACAGAAAAAGCCACCGGATTTGCTTTACCGATGGCGTAGGATACACTGACTTCGCATCTTTTTGCATAGCCGCACCAAACAATATGCTTGGCTATGTATCGAGCCATATATGTGCCGCTTCTATCAACCTTGGTGGGGTCTTTACCAGAAAGGGCACCGCCACCATGGGATGCAAGCCCGCCATAGGTATCGACCATCAGCTTTCTTCCAGTAAGTCCTGTATCGGCTGCGGGACCTCCCTCTACAAATCTACCGGACGGGTTTATAAGAATCTCAGTATCGTTATCAAAAGGAAAATCCTCAAAGCATTGCCAGAGGACATTATTTAAAATATCTGAACGAAGTTCCTCTTGAGTCTTGTCCTCTTTATGCTGAACTGAAATGACTATAGTTTTTACTCTTACAGGAGTATCGCCATCATATTCCACTGTAACTTGTGCTTTGCCATCTGGAAGAATGCCCTTTATAAGTTTACCTTTGCGGACATCGTCCAATCGCTTCACGATCCTATGTGAGAGTACTAGAGGGAGGGGAAGCATCTCTCGCGTTTCATCTGTTGCATAACCGTACATAGTGCCCTGGTCACCGGCACCCATAGAACCATACTGCTCGTTAATACCTTCTCTTGCTTCAAGTGCTGTATTAACACCAGCTGCAATATCCTGGCTCTGTCTATGCACAAATACATAAATCAAAAACTTCCATGGGTTGTATCCAACATCCCGAAGCACATTTCTAACAATGTATCGGATATCGACCTTTTCGCTGCAGGTGATCTCGCCCGCTACGATAATTCTACCCTTGGTCGCCATAACTTCACATGCTACCTTGGATGCCTTATCCTTACGAAGACAGGCTTCCAAAATGCTATCCGCAATGATGTCACACAGCTTGTCTGGGTGACCGGAACATACACTTTCAGATGTTAAAAATCTTTTGCTCATTTCACATCTCCAATCTATTTTTATTTACCCCTACGGGCTGTAAGAAGTCGTTCCATCACATCGTCCTGCGGATTTAAGCCATTGTATTCTGTGGCACAGTTTTCACGGACAATCTGGTAGATTTCCATCCATAGTCTATTAGTCTGGCTCATGAAGTTCTGACTCATCACTACGTATGGACTTTGGATTGCATTGCCTGTGGTGGGGTGCTTGGCAAGAAATCCAAATTCGGTTACTGCTTCCTCACACTGTATCCACCTGGCCGCACTCATGGCATAGCGTTCTAAAAGCTGCGGAAGAACAAGATGGGCACATCCCCGTTCTTCAAGCCATTTCCATGTAATTTCATATATTTCTGATGCTACCAGCGTTTTTCCGTCCTTCTGAACTGCTGAAAGCATAGCTCTTGGCTGCGGCATCACCTGACCTTGAAGATCAGCGGTATTTTTAAATTCTATAACTTCAAGTTTCCGCTTACCGGGATTCCCGGCTGCAATTTTGTCCGCAAGTGGCTTCTTTTTCTGCCCGGAGCCGATACGTGCACCTCCTCGGTTAGTTCCATCCTTGGCCATTTTTCCACCTCTTTTCTACCCGAGGTTAATTCCCTGTTTGAAACCGCGAATTTTCGCGCGTGACCCCCCGCCCGTTCCACGGCACAAGGGTCCCAGAGATTTTGACCGCCCCTACCGTCGACCCCATCGGCCGCCTTCTCGAGCAGTGATCTCAGAGTGGCAGGGAGTACATAAAGACATGAGGTTTCTCACGTCGTTGGTACCACCTTGGGAAAGCGGCTTGATGTGGTGTACTTCTTCAGCGGGTGTGATCCGTCCATTCTTCTGGCATTGTTCGCAAAGAGGATGCGCCGCAATGTAGCGGTCACGGATTCGTTTCCACGTCCTTCCATAACGTTTTTTCACGGCAGGATCGCGGTCATATTTTTCATAACGAGAAGCTTCTTGTTTCGCATGCTTTTCACAAAAACGACCATCCGTTAACTCGGGACAGCTTGGGAAAGAGCAAGGCCGTTTTGGCTTCTTTGGCATACGGCACCTCCTTAAGGGCATAAGAAAAGCCCCCGCGGTTTACCACGAAGGCTTCTTACAATTTTCCATGATACTATTGTAATATGATTTTCTGTAAAATTCGTCCGCTATTTGTCCACTCTCATTTGCCATATAAAAGAAGCGTCAATTGTCTCAATGCATCCTCTTTTTTCTTGTACACCCATGAACGCTCAATATGGAGACGTTCACTTATATTTAGTATCGCTTCTGTTTTGCTAATATCTCTTACAAAGAATTCATTGAGGATGAACTGAGAATCCTCGTCTAGTGTCTCCCACGCGGGCTTGAACCACTCCATGTATTCCAAGGCCTGTCGATACCGTTCCTTTAGCACATCTATCTCATCGATATATGAAGCTAAGCGCTCTTCTACTGCCTTGGGGTTATGAACCTTAGGCATACCGGTTGGAAAGGAACTCCTGGGGGATTCTATCTTTTCATGGATGGCAGCAATGTCCTCATCGGTATGTTCAATAATATACTCCATGTTTTTATAATCCTTGAGGGCGTTAATGGCTGCCAACTTTTTATCTAAGTAATGCCAAACAATATTCATCTCATCAAACCTCCTTTAAAAGTGTTGCCTTGACCGCATCAATTAGCGCAGCTTGGGTGCTGTCCTTATCTTTCAGCGCTTTCATCACACGCTCATCGATGGTGCCTTTTGCTATCAGGTGGTGGATGACCACTGTATCCTTTTGCCCTTGCCGCCAAAGCCGTGCGTTGGTTTGCTGATAAAGTTCCAAGCTCCATGTCAATCCGAACCAAACAAGAGTAGAGCCTCCAGCTTGCAGATTCAGTCCATGCCCGGCAGATGCTGGATGAATGACGGCAACCGAAATTTCTCCTTTGTTCCATCTCCTTATGGAATCAGCACTGGATAAAACTTCAACCTCAAAGCGTTTTTGTATCCGAACCAGATCATGCTTAAACCAGTAGGCAATCAAGACGGGTTTACCATTGGCTCCTTCGATTACATCCTCTAACGCATCCAGCTTACGGTCGTGTATATGAATCACCGAACCATGATCGTCATAGACTGCACCATTGGCCATCTGCAGGAGCTTTCCAGATAATGCAGCCGCATTGGCTGCAGTAATTTCCTCACCTTTAACCGTCGCTATCAGATCCCGCTTCATACTGTCGAGGGCTTCCATTTCCTTTTCGGAAAGCTTGACTGAAACTTCGTTTATGACCAGCTCAGGCAGTTTAATATAATCGGAGACTTTCATGCTGATAGTGATATCCGAAATTAGTCGGTAGATAGCTTCTTCTGCTCCCGGCTTTGGTTTGTAGGAGAATATAACTTGCTGATTGCGCTTGTCCGGCACAAAATAATCTTCTCTGTATCTGCCAATAAAGCGACCCAGTCTTTGCCCCATGTCCAAAAGCCGATATTCTGCCCATAAATCCATCAAACCATTAGATGATGGTGTCCCGGTAAGCCCAACAAACCTTTTAACCTTTGGCCTGACTTTAATTAGGCTTTTAAACCTTTTTGCTTGATGGGATTTAAACGAGGACAGCTCATCTACCACGACCATGTCAAAATCAAAAGGAATGCCGCTTCTGGAAACGAGCCATTCGACGTTTTCTCGATTGATAATATACACCTGTGCTCTTTTCATAAGTGCTGTTTTTCTCTGAACCTCAGAACCAACCGCTACGGTATATTTAAGCCCTTTAAGATGATCCCACTTTTCAATCTCTGCAGGCCATGTATCTCTGGCTACTCGCAGAGGTGCAATCACCAGAACTTTGCGAACAAGAAAGCTATCCAATGTCAAATCAAAAATGGCGGTTAGGGTAATAACACTTTTACCTAATCCCATATCTAAAAGCACTGCTGCTATGGGGTGGGTGAGGATATACTCAGTGGTATATGTCTGATAATCATGAGGATTGTATTTCACGAAGTATCCCTCCAATCTGTTCTATATGGTCCAAGCAGAAAACCAAAAAGCCGAGTGATTCTAACTGTCTTTTTCGCTTTTCTTGTAAGGGCCTTAAGGTTTTACCCGGCGCTTTTACTTCAATAAAAGCGATTTTTCTCTCTGGCAGTAAAATCAGTCGGTCTGGCATCCCATTAAAACCCGGTGAGACAAGCTTTAAGGCTAGGCCGCCCAAGTCTTTTGTTATCAGAACTAATTTCTGCTCTATATTTTTTTCTCTCATATGTCCTCCATGTTCCCTAAATCCAAAAAATCTCTATACGCGCGTAAATACGCGTCTGTGTACGATTTTTACTTTTATCTTAGGGATTATTTTTAATAATAATTTATGGAACAATGGAACACAGGATATTAAGTAGCCTAGCTTGTAAGGGGCTTCCGCCTGTTCCGATGAGATGTACCAAAGAGGTGTTTTTGTTTCACCGGAACAGGTGATAACTGTTCCCAAGGCTGAATTTGTTCCAAATGTTCCAATCTTCATCATGGCTTGGGAACATAAACCCATTGCGGCCCATAAAGAGGAATGCGTTCCTTTTTAACAAGACCGCTCCAGCCGCCAATACCCGCCATGATCGCGGATATTTCATTACCATCCATCCTTCGCAAATTGGCGCGATCCTTTCCAAAGCATTCGCACCAGATCTCCATATTGGATACGGACGTACGTTTTTTCACGCCAACCCGCTGGCTCTCTCCAAATTCAGTACCGTTAATGAAGGCACGACGCTCGTATAAATCCATGGTGTCCCAATCTTCAGGTAAAAGCATGTCAAGGTACTCGCGCACTAAACCTTCTCGCTCATCCGATTCCATCGCTTCTCTTTGTTCGTCTTTCGCTAGTTTCTCTAAGCTGGCATCCAGATACAATTTCTCGCCCGTCTTAACATAGGCGAGCGCTTCAGCCCATATCTGCAAAATTTCATCCTGTGTCAACTGCCATGACTTTTTTGTACCATTACCTGGAGTCTTTACCGGCCAGAACCTACGATTACCAGTTGTATCTCGCAAATATCCCTTTTCCGCATTGGTGGTGCCAAAAAAGACACATTGTCTTAAGTGGGGAGTCGCTCTTCTGCCAAAACTAGCTCGGTAAATATCATTCTGGCGGGAGAGGAAACTACGAAGCGTCTCTACTTCAGCCTTTTTAAGTCCGGCAAGTTCTCCAATTTCTAAAATCCAATATCCCTGCAATTTTTCAGCAGCAGTCTTATCCTTTGTATCAGATAAACTTAAGCTATCCGAAAACCAGTCACCGCCCAGCTTGGCGATGAGCGTACTTTTCCCTACACCCTGTGGTCCATTTAGAACCAGCATAGAATCGAACTTGATACCGGGGGTGAGTACACGTGCGATAGCAGCACATATGGTTTTTCTAGTAACTGCCCGTACATACGGATTATCCGATGCTCCAAGATAATCGATTAAAAGGCTGTCTACACGCGGCACCTTATCCCATTCCGGGAGGGCTTCTATAAATTCACGAATCGGATGATAGGAACGATCATCGGCCACCTTTGCTACAGCCACATCATAGTTTCTTGCAGAGAAAGTTCCATAATGCGTATCAATGTAGCTGATCAACTGAGCATCATCAGCATCTCTCCAGAACCTTGAAGGATGCGGCCATGGAACATCGCCTTTGATCTCAAGACTGTCTGAGAGCTGATTAAAGACAATGCTTTTAAGATTCGGATCGTTTTCCAAAATTAAAATTAAATTTCTTAGCGTATTTTTAACTGCGCCGGTCTTATCCAGTTCAAGCTGCTTTTCCCAATCTTCATCGATAAATTCACTTTCAGCTTGTACCCTGCGTTCCTCAGCAAATTGCTCCTTGACTCGTTCATCTTTAAGAGCCAAATCCGTCATAGCTCTAAAAGAAGGCAGTTTGCTTGGCGCTGTATTTTCGGTAGTCTTCTCGTCCAAATCTCTAAATTTATGCACGCGGACAAGATCAAAAGCATTCAGCAGCATTCCGCAGGCAGGGTCGGTAGCGTGATGGCTATAAGCAAACTTCCCATCATATATCACCAATCCCGCTGATGAGTCTGCTGGAATGTAATCGTAACGTCCATTCATGGTGCTTGGCTCATACACGTCCTGCAAGAAGGTGTCGATAGCTTCTTCAATCGTATAAGCTCTGCAAAATGCGCCGACTACGCCTTCTTTTGAAAGCGGATCTGCCTGTTTAGTAATCTTTCGTTGAACCACCTCTGATTGTCTGGAAGATACCGGCCACATAGAGGTATCGCGCCAGTCCGTGTATTTAGCAAGGTACATATCCGGGTCTAGAAGCTCTCCGTCTTTTTCCCTGAAAACAAACTCACCATCAGCGGAAGTTGATGGCCAATACATTAGCCTTGATGGTTCATAGGTAGTGTCATCAAAGAAGTCGATTCCAATTTCCTTTGCTACCATGCGACCAAGCGCCGGGTATTCATCTTCCGTAACTTCTCGTTTCAGCGGAATCAAAAGCCTTAACCTTGGAGCTTCCGGCGTGTGTTTATGAGTGGAGTAAATGCAGCATTTGAAATCGTGCAGCGTCTCAATCTGCTCCCATATGCCAGGTTTTGCATAGTCCATGTCGAGGGTCAGAAGGGAACGGCTAAGAACATAACCGTTTCTACGTTTTCCTTCACGTAGTGCTCCGCCTACAAAGCCACCAACGTCTTTGATGGTATCTTGCTGAGCCCTGCTCATCTTGCGGAACTCAGAAACTGTTTCAGTAGTACGGATGGTTGTACTCACTCGGGCGATAAAGTCGTTCCAAGATATGTCCTTGTTCTTCCACTTTCTATCCATACGGCTGTTGCCAACCGCTATTATCATATCTACTGCACCTCCTCGCATTTTTCAGTAAAATATCTGATAGGGATACGGTGCTTTGAAGCTTTGTCGATTTCTGCTTGCATTCCAGCTGAGATGTAGCTGCCAAATACCCATAGCTCATCACATTTTTTGAGCCAGACTATGCCAAAAAACAAACCTAGCTTTCTCTGGTCAGGATCGCAGTCATCCATCACCTGTGGATATAGCAGATGAGGAGCGAAGGGAATGACTCCTTGCTCCACTGCAAATTTTAAGTATCTTCTGGCATTCTCCAGATTTCTAGCTGTATCTCCAGCAAAGGGTGAGCAGATGAAAACGCAAGGCTTATATTTTTTCGCTTTTTCTTCGCGCATTACATTCTCTAATGCTTCCGCAGCTGTTGGGTCCGGATATCCTTCAGAATTATATTTGTCCATCGTTATACCACCTCAAATTCCTGCCCTTGCTCTATTAGCGGAAGAATGCCCTGCGCTTTCAGCAATTCATAGATAAACAAGCGGCCTTTCTGAGTCCAATAAGTATGGACTTTCGAATGCATCGTCCCATCATTTCCGGGGTAGCTATGGGTTTTGGTTACTGTATAGCCATGCTGGGCATGTTTCTGATACAGGAGCCATATTTTCCCCTGACAGAATTGAACACCCAGATCATGAAGGTATTCATTAAGCCAGCGACCGGATTTTCCATAATCCTTCGCGATCGTTGTTATGGCCACCGCATCCTTACAATTAAGAACCACGTCGTAATAACTTGCTTTAGGTTTCATTTCAGCGATCTGCTGTTCCTGAATACTTATGGTGGCAGATAGCTTAGCATTTTTTGCACGCTCTGCTTTAAGCTCCTGTAACGCCTTGATCCAAAGATCGGGATTGGCAAGCAGTTCATCTGCGGCATATAACCCATGCTTGCGAATAGAAGGAAGAACCTCGTGTGTTACCCAACGCTTGAATTTCTTCAGCTTTTGTTCTCTTTCAAAAATGTACTCATCACTAACGCCTCTTGCTTTTGATGGCTGCATAGCAAATAATAATGAGTACAGTCCTGGTTCATTTACAATGGCTACTTGTTGCATTCCTCCAGGGGTAGTCATTTGCGTATACCCCTTTTCATCTTCATCAAGAGACTGCATGGCGCGATTCCTATTGGTTTCACCAAAGACATCGCAGACATCTTTTGCTACCCACCAGGTTTCTCCGTTTTTCTGAATTGTGCGTACTTCTTTGCCTTCGTAGTTGAAAATTGTTAATTCGTTCATATCGAACCTCCAGCTTATAGTTGTAGGGCGGTATGAACTGCCCTCAGCTATAAGCAAAAAAAGAGGAGGTTTCGAACCCCCTCAAACTAATCTTTTTTATAAAAGTTGCATTCATAACCGTCAGCACGAAGTAAAAGACCCTTTGCCCAAGGCGGGGTTTTACCCATAAGGGTACAAACATCCTGTAAAGATACTTCTAATGGAACTTCCAACACAGCTTCGTCGTGGACATGCATCACTATTTTGTACCCTGCACTATCTAGATTTTGCATAGCAAAGCATAGAATATCTCTTGAGATTGCCTGCACGATGTTTTCCACGAACTTGGGTCCATAGCTTTCGATCCGCTCCCATTTCTTCGTCGTACCTATGCCTTCATATGACACCGACTCACTTCCAAAGCTGTTTATTCCTATTTGGGGCTTTACATATGTCAGTTGTCTTCCAGATGGAAGCCGTATCAGAAGCATTCCACTTCGATATTCAAACTGGATTCTATGAGTCTCAGTTCTGGTTCTTTCTTTTACCGCTTCTTTCACGGAGCTATCAACATCCCACCACAGCCGTACAATATTGGGATTAGTATTTCGCCATGCAGCTACCAGCGGTTTTAGTTCTCCCTCGGAAAGACCCATTTCCAGAGCACCCATTGCTTTCAGTGCGCCAACAGAGCCACCGTAACCTAAGGCCAGTTCTGCAATCTTGCCTTTTTGCCTTAGCGGACTTCCTTTTGTCACTTCTGCAATGGGAACTCGAAACATTTGAGCAGCTGATGCTTCATATATTTTTCCATGGGTTGCAAACACTTCATTTCGCCATGCTTCGCCTGCAAGCCATGCAATAACCCTCGCTTCAATGGCACTAAAATCAGCCACGATAAACTTGAATCCTTCTTTAGGGATGAATGCAGTACGGATTAGTTCAGACAATACGCCTGGGACAGAATTATACAGCATCTCTAATGCTTCAAACTGTCCGCTGCGAACAAGGCTTCGTGCTTGTTCCAAGTCAGGCAAGTGATTCTGCGGAAGGTTTTGTACCTGAATGAGTCTTCCTGCAAATCGACCTGTACGATTAGCTCCATAAAATTGCAATAGACCGCGTGCTCGCCCATCAGCACAAACGACATTTTCCATCGCTGTGTATTTCTTTACGCTGGACTTGGCCAACAACTGCCGCAGTTCCAGCACTTCACTTAGATGATCCGGTGCTGTCCGCAGTAATGTTTTTACTGATGCCTTATCTAGGCTTTCTATTTCCAGACCGTTCTCAGAAAGCCAGGTTTTCATCTGGGCGACTGAGTTTGGGTTTTCTAATTTAGTAAGGACACGCATTCGGTTCGTAAGCACTTCTCTCGTCTGATCATCGCATCGGATGGCTTGCTTTACTAATTCCAAATCTAACTGGATGCCCCTATCGTTAATCTGCTGGTCTAGGATATAGTTCTGCCACTCATGTTCAGGCATCGGGAACTTTTCAAGTCGCGACTGTATCGCCAGTTCCGTTTCTACATCTCGGGCGTTATATGCTTTGAACCGTTCCCATTTATCCTGAGCATGCTCCGGTAAATTTCGGGTACGGCCGCCATTTGTCTGAGTTGGCTTACATGGGACGGAGAAATACCGAATCAGTTCCTTGCCTTCAGTAAGTTTTTGTTTATCAGCACCGGTCACCAAGGCTGCACCCTCTAAAGAAAGCGGAAGTCCTAGATACGCAGACCAAACCATCGTGCAACGCCAGGAATTAGGTTCCAGCCAGATGCCAAGGTACCGGGACAAACAGATTCGTTCAAACTGTGCATTGAATGCCCACTTCGTGATATTCCGATTTAATATCGCGCATTGAATATCTTCTGGAAGCGTTTCCCCGTTTGCTATGTCAATAACCCGTACTGGTCCTCCATCAACACTATATCCAAAAAGCAAAATTTCAAAATCCGGAGCTTCAGCATAGCGATAGACCCCGCTTTTGGCGAGGTCTACACTACTAAATGTCTCCAGGTCAATGCTGAGCGTTCTCATGACAGGAAATCGTCATCCACATCGATGGCAAAATCGTCAGCGGCATTTGTTCTACCACCCAGCGGTTCACCATCACGTATTTTCTGAATATTGCCTAGACCACATGCAATGCCTTTGTTGCCATTGGAGTTGAAGGCATAGAAGTTGATACTTACTCTTGCATACACACCGGAGTAAACTTCAGAACGGTCAAGAATCGGATTAACGTTCCTGTCTACAATTTGGGGTGCAGTGTTGCTATTGGCATTGATGAAATAGCTATTTGCATAAGCTTCATCATCTGGACGGTCGATATCGCCATCTCGCAAAGGGAGTTTGAGCGCGGCTTTGTTCGGAATTTTGCCGCCGAACTTACCTTTGCCTTCTTCAATTGCGGCATTCACTGCTGCATTGATGGCATTAAGTGTTTTAGTATCGCTCTTAGGGATAATCAGGCTCACGCTGTATTTTTCAGCGCCGCCATTAATGGATTTCGGTTCCCAGACGTTGGCATAAGAGAGTCTCACAATTCCAGTGATCACTTTCGTAGGGTTAATTCTTTTTGCTGTGTTTGACATAGTATTAAACCTCCATAAAATCTTTTTTTGCTGATGATATATTCATTTCAGGACGCTTGTCTGAAACAGGCACTAGCGTTGGTTTTCCCGATGGCTTCATGACCAGACCACCAAGGATTTCATTAAACTTGGGTTTGCCCATCAATTTTTCCATTTCAGTAATGCTGATGAGACTTTGCTTGTAAATATCGCGATAGCCTGCATTTTTCGCCGCTTCAGCGACTGCTTCTTCATCTGTGTATTTACGGTTGGAGCGACCTTCTACTACCTTAAATCCCGGCCAATGCTTTCCATGATTAACTGCTGCATCTGTTGCATAGGCCATAATTTCGTTTGCCCAGCTGGTAAGATCTCCGATAGATGAAAGAATCTCTGAGATTTCCTCATCTGACAGTAATGGCGGCAAAGCAAACTCGAACGCTGCCAGTTTCATCTTGGCTTCCGCTCTTGCCCGGCATTTCACTGCTGCTCGGCAAAATTGGCACCATTCTCCAGGGCAGTAATTGCCGTCACCGGCAAAAGCTAACTCAGCTTTTGGCTTTAAAATTTCCTCTGCCCACTGATACAAGCTTTCCTTCATTACTGTGTATGTGCTGACATTTTCCCTGCGTGGTTGGTAGATTGTCATTGAAACGTTATCGATATCATAGATGCCATCGAATAACTCCAGTGCACCAAGGGCATAGAGCTTCATCTGCGGGTTCTCCTCTGCGTTTACCAGAACACCCTGACCATACTTGAAATCAATTATATGAAGGGTTCCATCAAAGATAATTAAGCAGTCACCCGTTCCAAAACCATCGGGTACATATTTTGAGAAGTCCAATCGCTGTTCAATTAAGACCATCGGATCACTACAGGCCTGCTTTGCCTGTTCAATGACTTCAAGTACAAATTCAACATAGCTATCAGTGAAGGTATCCATCTCATCAGAGTCATAAGGTGAAACCGGCTTTTTTGACCGCATCTTCAACACCCTGCGAAGCTTATGCTCACTTAATGCATGGGCAGCAGTTCCTTCGGCTGCAGCTTCACCACTGTTATCATCAAACTCTAGTTCCAATCTGGCCGACGGTGTACAATTCATCCAGCGATGGGCTCCCGATGCAGAGAGAATTGCATGTTTGCTCATTTCAGTCCCTCCGCATCCGCAAGAAGCGCGGCATACTTGCCAGGGTCAATCTCACTGAGCCTAGATGCACCATACTTTTGCAGTAATGCTCGAACTTCAGCCGTAAATCCGTCATGACTCTTTTCAGCAAGTACAGCCCTTACCTCTTCCAAGGTAACCTGCTTTTCTTTTGGTTGTTTTTCCTGTGCAGATTGCTCCGGTTTTGGTATTTCATCAGGCTCGTTAGTTGCTTTTGCTATTGCTTCTGCAACAGCCTGAACGCTGTCTGCCAGCGATCTAAGATCTGAGACCACATCGAGAAGAAGCTTGATTTTGCTCATGCTCCACACCTCCTTCCCTGATTTCCTTGATTTCTACCGTTTCGACCGAGTCACCGGGTGTAATTACAAGCAGACTTACCTTTTTACCGAACAACAAATCGAGCAGTTTACTTCGGATTGTCTGTCTGCTGCTTTGAATTACAGGGCTTTGTCCGCCACCTGGTTTAGCCACATTGATTGTGACTTTGTGTTTAAAGCTCATATTCCGTCTCCTTTCCGGGGCGGTTTTCCTGCCCCTCACCGATAAGCGAAAAAGAGGGTTCATTCGAACCCTATCAGAAAAAAATTTTTCTTAATTTTTCGTGTATCTTTTTCAGGCGGTTACGGATAGCCGCTTCCGTCACTCCTTCTTCAGCAGCAATATCTGTGTTGGTACGTTTGTCCAAATAAACCTTTTTGAAAAGCTCTTTTTGCTGAGGCAAGAGACAACCCATAGCCTCGGCAAGCTTGTCCAGGGCAGTTTGATGATCCTGTTCCTCTTCATTTGTTATGTAAAGTTTTTCGGGGTTTGTGTTATCATCGGCCAGATACTTATTGCGATCATTTGCTGCTTCACTTTCACCATCGTAATAAGCATCCAGATGGGTAGTAACTCGGTAATCGTAACGGCGCTGCTCGTCCACTTCAATGTCATCCATCGAATGTAAAAGCTCGATGTCAGCTTCGGTGACTCCGTCTTCACCAGGGGTAATAATAATCTTTGTTCCTTCAGCGGTGTAATAAATGTAGTTGGTTCTGTTCTTATTGCTTGTTTTGTACTTTCTTGACATAATTTTGGCTCCTTTGGTTTTCAAAATTTGGCTTTGAAAAATCCGCAAGAGCCGGTTATCTTTTATCCGCAGAGCAGAAAAAAAGACGGGCAGGAAACACTTATAAAGTGTTTATCCTGTCCGTCCAGCGGCTCTGCGGATTATTTCGGGTTAACTTAAGCTATCTTCATGACTTCACTATTTTTGACTTCATAGGTTCCGTCATCTAGGAAGCGAATGACGGTACGTATACCCTTATGTACTATTTCAACAATTCTCTGACTTGAATCAATGCGGCAAACAAGCTTGCCAGAACTGTTTTTTATACTCTGCATATAATCGAACCTCCTTTTTACCTACTGTTTGGAATTGTTGAGAATAAACAAATGCTCCCATTTTTCATCGGGAAAAGCTTTCAAAAAACCACCAATTGCCTTTTTGCCTCCTTTTCGGGCACCTCTAAGCAGTCTGTTAGCTTCTGTTACAGAAACACCCATGTGCCTTGCTAAATCACTTCCAGACCAACCTAACGAGTGCATCATTCTTTTTATGTACGGTATATTGGGAACAATACAATCAAAAGCATGAGGATACGAACTTTTTGGTTCGGTTTCAGGTAAAATAAAAAGCTGCCTTTTATCAGCCTCGGGAAAAGCTTTTGTTATACCAGATATTACTTTTCTACCGCCTTTACGTTCTCCATTTAAAACACGATTTGCCTCTGAAACCGAAATATTCATTCTTCGTCCTAATTCAGCTCCAGTAAGTCCCTCTTTCCTTGCTAATTCTCTTATATAGTCAGTGTTAATTTCCATTTTACCTCCTCTTGAACTTTTTGGTTCGGTTTAGGTTAAATAAAAAACCACTTCTATAAAATGGATTTCTTTTATTTTAGATTATCAAGCATTGAACCTTTTGTCAATGCACTTATTGGTTCATAAAAATAAGTATTGCGTTTTGGTTCGGTTTGTGATATCCTACTTCTAGGAGGTGAATATTGTGGCTGAAACAGCAATTGGTAGATACCTTAAGGCAGCTCGTGAAGCAGCTGGTATTAAAAAGTGGGCGCTGGCTGAAAAATCTGGAATTAGTCACACAGAAATTCATAGAATTGAGAATGGTGATAGAGCTAACCCATCAATCAAAAATATTAAAGCCATATGTAAAGCATTAAATATTCCTGTAGAGGAAGCTTTAAAAGCAGGTGGATATATTAGTGCTGCCACTGATATGGATTCTTACCTTGAAGAACTATTTAATGAATCTAATCCTAAAACCATAGCAGAAAAAATAAGATCTTTAAGAAAATCAAAAGGGCTTAGTGTTCCGGAATTGGCAGAAGCCTCCAATCTATCGCCTCAATTAATTGAAGCCATAGAATCTGGTGATAACCTTTGTGATTATAATGATTTTGCTTCCATTACTAGAGTTTTTGGCATCCCCGCTCTGCGGGTATTATCAGAAACGGAGTCTGCGGAAGATCTAGTAAATTCAACTAAGAGTAGTGGCGACGAATTGCTTGAAGGCTTATCTAAGTCTGAAGAATTAGTAAAAACACTATTTAGAGCAAAAAATGCTCCAAAAGAAACAATGGATAAAATGGCCGAATTCATAAATATCGTTTTAAAGCAAAGTGGAATATCTGATGACAACAACAAATAACAAAAGGAGGTGAACGTGTTGGCAATTAAACGTATTCCAAGTAAGCCCAGATATGATTACGTAAAGCGTACAGCACGTAAATTATTATTGTCAAACAATATAAATTCACTTCCGATTGATATAGATTTGATTTTTAAAGCTAACAATATCATTTTATTTTCTGAAACTGAAGCTGAACAAATTGCTATGTGCGATTTACCCCAAGAGTTTAAGAACAACAAGGATATTCAAGCAATTACACAGAAAAGAGTTATTCAAGGAAAATCAATATATGTATCTATTGTAAAAGATCGTAATAGGGTTCCGGGCAATGTTCGTTTTTCCAAAGCGCATGAATTAGGACACATATTCTTGAAACACTTTGAGGAGTTCGATCTTCCGTCCTCGCTAAATATCAGTAGTTCTCATGAATATTGGGTTTTAGAGCGTGAAGCTGAAATGTTTGCTGCAGAATTACTTGCCCCTACAGCAATTCTCCGCGCATGCAATTGCTTTGACAAAGAAAGTATAAAATCACTTTGTAATTTATCTGAAGAAGCATCAGAATATGTAATAAGTGACATTAGACGCGATTATCATCTCATGGAGCGTGAAAAAGCTGCACTTGAATGCCAATTTGATGACTTCATTAGAAATAAAAAATACTTACTTCTCACATCACCTGCATTTTGCGGCAATTGTGGAGCACCATTAAAACCTGAAGATCGGTACTGCAGGATGTGTGGATTTAAAACGACCATTAGCGTAAATATGGATAAGGTATTTTTATACCCATCAACGATTCCGTTAAAAAGCACTGGGCGTGTCTACTATTGTATGCGGTGTGGAGAAATGGATTTACCCTTATCTGCAAAAGTATGTAATATCTGTTCCGCTCCACTATATAATCTTTGTACAAGCTGTAACAGCAAACTATCTGGAAATGATAGATTCTGCGGTTCTTGTGGTGGAGTATCAACTTTTTTCCAAGACCGCTTACTGGAGAGTTGGTCCAAAGTGCAAAATCGCTTGAATAGCGTACCCAAGAATCAAATACTCAACTATAGAAAAATTAATTTTTGGGATTATATCATAGAAAAACTGTTAGGTAAAAATAAACTTGATATCCATAAGGCTTTATTCGGATCATGTGGTTATGAGGATTGTGGTAAATTAATTATTGCATTTGAATCAGAAGGTAATAATTTGATTGATAAGGATGTTATACTTGCCGAAATTAATGCTATTTGTTTACCATATTTTGATACTACATATGACGATATAGAGATTATACATACGTAAATAACTCAATTATTAAAATTTTCTGATAGGACAAGGTAGCTCCTTGTCTCTATCTCGTAGGAGGAGGGTTTTTATGATATTTAATAGTATATTTTCTAAAAAGTATACTTCATGGGTGGAGTTAGAGGCTGCAATTGAATCAATTGAAATTCCTAAAGAAAAAGGTACCGCTTTTGAACAGTTTGTTTTTGCCTATTTCACATATTTTAAGGATTTGTATCTTATCTCAGAGCTATATATGGAAAACTCAATACCATTAGAATTGAGGAAAAAAGTAAAACTAGAGAAACGAGATAGTGGTGTAGACGGCTTAATTGTTAAAGAAGATGGAAAAACTGTAGCCTACCAGGCGAAATTCAGAAGCGGCCAATTATCCCCTTCTTATGATGAACTAACTTCATTTTGGGCTGAGTCTGAGCATGCTGATGAGCGCTGCATTTTTGCAAACTGCTATGAGCTTCCTCAACAAGCTTACAAAAAGAAAGATCAATTTTTTGTATTAAGAAATGAATTAAGCAGCCTAGCGCCAGATTTCTTCGAGTGGTTGTACTCTTATGCTACAACAGGTGTAAGCGAAACACGTGTTCAAAGATATACACCTATGCCTCACCAAGTTAAAATGATATCCGATGTTCTTGAGGGATTTGCAACAGAAGAAAGAGGAAAAATGCTTGCCGCATGTGGCACTGGTAAGACCCTTACTGCATTATGGATAAAGGAAGGTTTATCGGCAAAAAATGTGCTATTTGTTGCTCCGAACCTTGCTCTAATAAAGCAAACTCTTGAAGCTTGGATGCCGCAGGCAAAAGCCCCATTCACCTACCTTTGTGTATGTAGCGATGCGACAGTAGCCGAGAATGCAAAACATCTAGAAAATGATGATTTCCAGGCAGATGCGTCTTATATCGGTGTTCCGGTTACTACTGATTCAGAGAAAATTCTTGATTTTATAAAATTCGAATCACCGAAAGACAAGGTTATATTTTCAACATACCAATCGTTAGATGCCATAGTTGGAGCATTAGAAAAAATTGATGGATTTACTTTTGATATTGCCTTTTTCGATGAAGCTCATAGGACTGCCGGTAATAAAGATACTCAAATGTTCATTATGGGTATGAATGATGCTTTTATCCCTTCAGAAAAACGGTTATTCATGACAGCTACAGAAAGATTTGTTAATCCTCGTATAGTCGGGCGAGCACGTGAATATAATTATGAAGTCTTTTCAATGGATAACTATGAACAGTATGGTCCGACATTTACCTCGCTTCCTTTTAGATCTGCTATTGAACAAGGAATAATCAGCGATTACAAAATAGTTCTTTGTTGCATGAAAGAAGGGGAACTAAAAAGTATAATTGATAACAATCTAGTTCTAAACATTGGCGATAGGGAAGTGGATTCCCAGAATCTATTCAAACAAGTTCTTCTCGCAAAAACTATGAATGATATTGGGATTAGCAAAGCTATCTCCTATCATCGCGATATTGAATCTGCAAAACGTTTTATTTCATCTGCAAATGGGACTAACTTAAACGAAGTAGTATCTGGTATTTCTGGGGATATAGTCGTTTCAGATGTATATTGTGACCATATAAATGGAAGCATGTCTGCTGGCTCTAGAAAAGCAATTTTTGACGAATTTATAGCATCTCCATTTGGTGTAATTTCAAACGCTAGATGTCTCACAGAAGGTGTTGATGTACCGATAATTGATGCTGTATATTTTGCTGATCCCAAAAACTCAGTTATC